AAACTTTTCAAAATGGTCTATGATGCAGCGGAACAATATGGTGAGCATGGATTCAGCAACTTCCTAGCTGAACGTATGGATGCTCATAGAAAGCATGGATGGATGTTAAAAGCATCCATGCAGTCCTGATCAAAACCTACTAAACACATCCTTAAGAGCAATGATCAGCTTTTCGATCATGCCATCGTCATGGTATGGAGTTGGAGCAAATCTTAGTCGTTCTGTGCCCACTGCAACTGTAGGATAGTTAATAGGTTGAACATAGATATTGTGATCATCTAACAAGGCATCACTCATGGCCTTACAACGAACAGCATTGCCCACTAGCACTGGTACAATGTGTGATGTGGAAATATCCATATATGGTAAACCAGCTTCAATCAATGCTACTTTCAGTTTGAGGGCACGTTCTTGATGCTTGTCTCTTAGTTCTTGATGTTCTTTCAACCACTTTACAGCAGTCAATGCACCAGCACAACTAACTGGGCTCATACTGGTAGTAAAGATAAATCCGGCTGCTACGCTACGAATAGCATCAATCACATCAGAGTCTCCAGCAACATAGCCACCTTGCACGCCAAATGCTTTACCTAATGTGCCGTTGATTAAGTCGATCCTAGACTCTAGACCTAATTGTTGAGCAACCCCTCCGCCTTGTGGTCCATACAATCCTACAGCATGTACTTCGTCGATGTAGGTAATGGCTTCGTATTCATCTGCTAGATCACAAATTTCTTTAATTAGGCCAATGTCGCCGTCCATGCTATAAACACTTTCAAATACGATACAGGGAGTTTGACCTTGAGCTTTAACTTCCTTTAAAATACGTTCTAGGTCTGCCATATCGTTGTGTTGAAATACGGTCTTTGCTGCTCGGCTATGACTGATGCCTACAATCAAGCTATTATGATTTTGGCTATCGCTAATGTAATGAATGTCGGGAATGATCTTGCTCAACGAAATCAATGTCCATTCGTTGGCCACGTAAGCACTGCTGAATAGTAGAGCTTTGGATTTGTTATGCAAGGTAGCAAGTTCGTTCTCTAGGGCTACGTGATAGCTGCTAGTGCCGCCAATGTTTCTAGTACCGCCCGAGCCTGAGCCAGTTTGATCTAATGCTGTATGCATGGCATCAATCACTGCTTTGTGTTGTCCCATGCCCAAGTAGTCGTTGCTGCACCAGTTTACGATGTTTTTAATAGTAAACTTGCCGTACCAGATAGCATTGGGGAATTCGCCTTTTTCACGAACAATGTTATTGAATACTCTGTATTTGCCAGAATCTTTAAGATCCTTAAGTAGTTTATGAAATTGAGTTTTATTAATCATAGTGAGCTATTTATATTGATAAATATCACAAAGGAATAAGAAATGGCAGCAAATGGCATAAGTGATTTACCTACCAAAGAGGCTAGACAAAAGGCCAAGTTAGATTTGGCTGCACTTGATAGAGCGAGAGTTGGCAATCCAAGAGCTGCGTATGATATTGAACAATTACCCACACAGTATAGTGGTGACGATGTTGTAGATAATGCCAATACAGGCGGTCTAATCGAGGGTAGACCTTGGATCACCGGCACTATGGGTTTTGCTAATATTTTATTAGAAGACGGAACAGATTTATTACAAGAGGATGGCAGCCTCTTTTTTACGGAGTAAAATATGTCAGGCACAAAGATATCGGCGTTACAGTCATTAGATCCAGTATCAGGAACCAGTGTTCTACCTCTTGTTAGTAGTGGAACAAATTACAAGGCGTCATTGCAGGCAGTTAAAGAATATGTGCTACAAGGCACAAGCGTACAGGGTGTACAAGGACGCCAAGGTATTCAAGGATCACAGGGTATTCAAGGACGTCAAGGTGCGCAAGGGACTGCGGGTGAAGATGGAACAAGTAGCAATTTATTTTTTTATAATGCTAATACAGGAGCATTCAGTGGTAATCCAGGAAGTGGTTCTATTATTTGGAATAATGCTTCACAGAAAGATTCCACAGCAATATTAATCAGTCACCTTAATAGTTCTAACGTTGATATTGATATCTTTTTAGCCTTGTTAAGACCTACAGAAAAGTTCACAGTTCAGGATGCTAACGTAAGCTCTAACTATCAAACTTGGAGAATTACGGGATCACCAACAAATTACAATGCAGGCACAGCTTCCAGTTATTGGAGTTTTCCTGTAGAGTTAGTATCTAGTGCAGGCACTGGTACTACCGGATTCGCCAACCTACACGCATTATTTGTTGCACTGGTAAATGGTGTGCAAGGTGTGCAAGGTGTGCAAGGCATATCCGGTGTTGGGTCAAGTGCATTAGTCAATGCTGGCACATTTGTCACAATGGACAACTTAAAAGCCACAGTGACAACTAGCGGTAATCGTGGATTGAGTTTGGCCGCAGTATCAGGATCTTTTAATATACGTATAGCCGGTACCTATGCTATTGCTGGTGGTACAGGTGGCTCAACAGCTAGTGTGAATATAACTACCACTCCGACGACATCAATATTCGGTTGGGACTTTGTTGGTGCTGGTGATTTAGCAACATATGTTATTACAGACACAACTAACAATAGAGCCTACCGCGTCACAATGCATATAGGTTATCTTTATAACGATAATACGATCTGCATCGAGAGATTAGTATAATCATAAGTAAGAATAATTACTAAATAACATTATGAGAGCAGCAGAATTTTTAAGAGACGTCGTGAATATGTTATCCTCTATGGATGGTGAGGAAGAGCACAATGACGGCGTAGAAGTTAACATACACGGTGGACATCAGTCAGTCGAGCTGCCTAGTCATCATGAGCATGAACACGAAGGTCCAGAATTGGATCCAAATCCAGTAATGGTTCCCCCATTGCAGCAAAAAATAGAAATAATGAAAAAGATGGCAGGATTGCCAAATCAAGCAGACAAGTTCACAGCCATAGTAGCAGACGAAGACGAGCCCTTCGAGGGATAGGGAGTAGCCCGTGTCCTTCACACAAAAATTATTCACCAGTTTCCATAGTTATCCAGACGGCAATACTCGTATAGGCGAGCTCAACCGTATTTGGTATGACAGCAATACTAACACCTTACGTATACAATTAGACACTGTCACTCCTGGTGGTACTATTATTGCTGGAGGTGGTCAAAGTGATTATACCTTATTACCTGCCACAGAAACTAGACTAGGCGGCGTCAAGATCGGTGATAATATATATGTTGATGGCGAAGGCAAGATTAGTGTGAATCTTGAAGATTATGCCACAACTGAATATGTTACCAATCAATTAGAACAATATAATGATTTAGGCAATCTCAGTATAGGTGGCCCAGATGAGCAAACCATATCTGGATCAGTGCATAATGCCGATATCGTATTAAACCCCAATGGTGGCAGTGTACAAGTGCCCAATCTTAAAGTAGGCGACAATGGCAATATCTTAAACAGCAATCTCTATATTGAAGCATATATCACGCAGTATGAACTAGTCAGTATAGTGGATAGCAGCACTGGCCTAAGCGACAATTTATTAACTGGCACTTATGGAAACATAAATGGAGTTGTTGCACCATGGACCGTATTCGAATTAGCGCCAGGAACTAGTGGTATTCCTATCAGTGCTATTCAAATTAATGACATATTAACTGGTGTAGGCATTGTGCCCAGTGTGGTACAGGATCGTGGAAGAGCTGGAGAAGGTGATCCTGCTGAGTGGAGTAACTATGTTATTGTAGGCTTGGATCTATCTTCATTGGGACAGCTATTGCCATTAACTGGAGCCGAGTTTGATCTATTACGACCATTAACCAAAGCTAACTTTAACGTTCAAAGTGCCAACGATAGTGATATATTTTTAGATAGTCGTGGACTAGGCGATGTTATTGTTAACACCAATATAGTACCAGTGACCAATAACATTAGTACTCTTGGTACACCTACCAAACGTTGGAAAAGTATCTATTTAGGTCCAGGTACTATCTATATATTTGACGAAACCTTGGGTAAGGATATTGCCATTGGTGCTAGGGATAATTTGTTATATGTTCAGAATGGTGCTGGACTCAGTGTAGGTGAGTTCACATTGGTGGACAATCAAATTAAGATTGCCGATCCTACTCGAGATATAGTAGTTGGTTCAACAGATGCCACAGGCTATGTGGATTTTAATCGACCAATTAGAATAAGAAACAATTTAGGTAGAACGGTATTTGATGTTAATAGAGAGGGGCTAACAGCCATATATAGTCCAGTCAGTTCAGACCCAACCAAATCCACATTAAGTATTGTTGGTACTAGTAATGGACATACACAACCACGTGCCACACTATATGATGGCACATTGATTCACCTAACGGCGCAGGATGGTAAGAGTTCGCGCATAAGTTCAGATAGCTTTGGTGTAGGCACTTATCCATTGTATGCAGGCAGAGCCGCACGTGGCACAGTGGATGAACCTAGTGCCATGGTTGCTGGTGATGTGCTGTCACGTTTTTCAGCTGTGGGTTGGGGTACTACTGGTTATGTGAATAGTATCAGCAGAATTGATGCTGTAGCTGCTGAAAACTTTACTGATACTACAGCAGGTACTAAGTTTGTGTTTCAAAATACTCCCATTGGTTCTGCAACTATCCAAAAGTCAGCCACTGTTGATAGTACAGGGTTATCTTTCGTTGGTGCAGTAGATACAGAATCTGGTATAACATTTAGAGATAACACTAGACAAATTACAGCAGCCATTCAAAGCGACTGGATTCAAACTGACAACACCAAATTAGATTATATCAAGAACAAGCCCGAAGTCATACAGGGTCTACAGGGTGTACAAGGCGATATAGGACTGCAAGGTGTCAAAGGGGTTGACGGAACCAGTGTAAGAATATTAGGTTCAGTCAGTGACATAACTGAACTACCTGGCTACCCTACAAGTTATCTTGGTGATATTGGTGATGGATATCTTAACATAGTTGATGGCAGTCTGTACTTTTGGGATGGCGCCCAATGGAATGATGTAGGCGACATACGTGGGTCACAGGGCGTACAAGGTACACAGGGTACACAAGGTCGCCAAGGTCGCCAGGGCATACAAGGTATACAGGGTACGGACGGATTTCAAGGTATACAAGGATTCCAAGGAACTACTGGATTTCAAGGCACTTTTGGCAGTCAAGGTATAACAGGTAATCAAGGTATACAAGGACGTCAAGGTACTCAAGGTACATTAGGTCTACAAGGCACAACAGGTGAACAAGGTGCTCAAGGTATAACAGGCAATCAAGGTACACAGGGTATACAAGGACGCCAAGGCATACAGGGTACACAAGGTACACAAGGACAGCAAGGTACACAAGGTACACAAGGTACTCAAGGTATAACAGGTAATCAAGGTACGCAAGGTATACAGGGTACACAAGGCACTTATGGAGCAACTGGTGATACTGGCCTACAGGGTACACAAGGTACACAAGGTATACTGGGTAATCAAGGCATCCAAGGACGTCAAGGTACACAGGGTACTCAGGGCATACAAGGTATACAGGGAACACAAGGTACAGACGGTGCTCAAGGAACACAGGGTACACAAGGTATACAAGGACGCCAAGGCATTCAAGGTACTCAAGGTACTTATGGATCAACTGGTAATCAAGGTATACAGGGCATACAAGGTATGCAGGCCAGTCAAGGTATACAAGGAACACAAGCTGCCCAAGGTGTACAAGGTATACAAGGAATTGGATCAACATACGGAAACTTAAACTCTAACATACTGATCTATGTTCAAAATTCTGCATATACATTGACCAGTGCTAAAAATACACTGCTCAGTCCATTTGGATTGACTAATGGAGTCACCGTAATTTCTAACACACGTTATCAGTATGAGATGGTGTTTAATTTACAGGCCAATAAAGCAGGTGTGCTAAGTTATGCATTGGCTGCAAATGGCGGCCTAGTACTAGCACAGCATAATTACACAGTGATTGGCAACAAGACCACTACGATTGATGGATATACAGCTGGTATTACCATGATGAGTAAGAACTTAACTTCATTGTTTACCACAGCACAAACAGTGGCAGATACTAACAATACCTTTGCACATTATGCAATTTGGGGTACTATTGATGTGACCACAGGCGGCTCACTTAACTTTATGATTAGCCAAGATCAAAACACTCCTATAACTTGGAGCGTTCTAGCTGGCGCTTACGTTAAATTATTACCCATAGGACCAATTGGAGCTGATTCAGCCAACGGTACTTGGAGTTAATTAAATAATTAATTAAACAAGGAACTGATATGTTTAGTATAGTAGACCTAATTGATGAGGAAGGTACTGAAACCCTATTCACTCCATGTAGACTATGTGGACATGCACATCATTGCAACAAACCTAAATGTAAAGAATGTGAATGTGCCACTTGTGAATGTCCTAATTGTGTGGCCCGTATGGAAGGCACACATCCTGATCAACAACCTAAAAGCACACGTTTTATATGAAATTTTTTGAATTGACTGACAAGCCTCGCCCAGATGATGGTAGTGAACCTATCATCAAGGCCTTTGTGAAGTTTACCAGTCAAAAACTAGGCTTGAAAGAGCCACCTAAAATTAAACTACATAGAAATCCCAAGCTGGCCAGTCAACGTCGTAGCTTTGGTGGATACATGCCAGGACAGGGCATAGAGATTAACATTGGCAATAGACATATTATGGATGTGTTACGTACTCTAGCACATGAAATGGTACACTACAAACAAGACATCAATGGCCAACTCAAACCAGACAGTGGCAGAGATGGTAGTGATGAAGAAAACGAAGCAAATGCCAAGGCCGCTGTGGTCATGCGCCTATGGGCTAAGATGAATCCTGAATTATTTCAACACGCTACCATATTGGCAGAGAGCCAAAAGAACAGACTAACACCTAAGCACATACATAAAATAGCAGATAAGAAAGGCATTAAATGGGATGACGAGCCAGCCTTCTTAAAACTAACTAGACGTGTTGCTGGACATAGATATCTAGATGACTTGGATCAAGATGGTTTATTCAAAATGAAAAACTATTTGGATAACCTTGATGAGAACTTTGCTGATGGCCGTAATCCTCAAGACAAAGGGGATAGTGCTAGACATGGCATACCCAAGAAGGCCAGTTTAGGCACATTGGATAAGATAGGTCATGGATCAGGGCGTAAAGCACAATTAGCCAGATGGCAGGCCAATATGCGTAGAGGAAGAAACAAGCATGATTGATTCAAAAGCAGTTAAAACTTGGCTACTTGGTCTTCAACAAAACATAGTATATATGTTGGAAATGAACGAAGAGTCAGCCAAATTCAAAGCAGACGAATGGAGTAAACCTACTGGAGAAGGTATAACTTGCATACTGGAAGGTGGACAACTACTTGAGCGTGGAGGAGTTGGGTTTAGCCATGTAACAGGCAATCAACTACCACCATCGGCCACAGCAGCACGCCCACACCTAATAGGCAGAAAGTGGGAAGCAATGGGAATGAGTCTAGTGTTTCATCCACTCAACCCATATGTACCAACCGTACATTTAAATGTGCGCTTCTTTGTGGCACAGGCCACAAGCAACGAACCAGCAACGTGGTGGTTTGGTGGTGGTATGGATCTTACTCCTTACTATGGTTTTGATGACGATGCTGAGCACTTTCATCGTACTTGCAGCGATGCATTGCGTCCATTTGGTGAAGACGTCTATGCCAATTATAAAAAAGCCTGTGATGAATATTTTTATCTCAAACATCGTAATGAACCTAGAGGCATAGGCGGCATATTCTTTGATGACGTAGACACACCAGACTTTGACACAGCATTTGCCTTAACTAGAGCAGTGGGCGATAACTTTTTGTCAGCTTGGATGCCTATTGCACAGCGAAGACGTGACTCGGCATACGGGCCAGAACAAAGAGCATGGCAAGCATATCGCCGTGGCAGATACGTAGAGTTTAACCTAGTATGGGATCGTGGCACATTATTTGGCCTACAGAGTGGAGGCCGTACAGAAAGCATACTGATGAGTATGCCACCCAATGTTACTTGGAGTTATGACTATAGACCAGAAGTCAATAGTCCAGAAGCTCTATTATATGAGCGTTATCTAAAACCCAAGGATTGGATATAAAAATAGGGCCCTAAGGCCCTACAGTGCTAGGCACTAAGTATTAACGTGACTTGGCGCCTTGATTGACAAAGCCGTACATTTTTTCTGCTGTGGCTAGTACTTGCTCAAGTCCAGGAAACTGTGGCATATCTACTGTGGTAACGACTGTTCCTGATTTTTCATCACGCTGCGCTGAAATTTGCCAGCCGTTAAATTTAGCGTGATATTCATCCAACATAAGGCTTTTAGCCATATCGAGGATTTCTGTACGGATCTCGTATCCGTTCTTGTTGAACTTCACTTCTGGAAGCTTTGGTGCAAAGTCTGACATAATAATCTCCTATGTGTATGTCTGTATAAGCAGCAACCTTGCTGCCTATGTATTTATTATACAGGTTAGAATAGATAAGAGCAAGTTATTTCCGTACTCTATCTATCCGTTCCTTAATGATCTTTACTACTTCGTCACTCAATACTACTTCATAGTGATTGAAGTTAACTTCAACTAACTCCATGTCAATATGGTGTTTCATACTGCTAATTGTAACTATTCCATCATTGTCCTCAGGAATAAAAGGACTCTGTCCTTTCATAGTGACTACATTGGTCCAAGGATGTTGTATCTTAATAGAGTCTGCTCGACGCATAGCCCAACTGCTAGGCCCTATATCACGCATGAGTCTACTGAATGGCATGAAGAATGTTAGTACATCGGCAACTTCTGCACCACCATATGGAGTGCTCAGTGTAACAGCACCAAGTACTCGTTTAGGAATAGTATTGGCAAGGTGTAGGCTATAAATGCCGCCTAGGCTATGTGCCACAAAGAATATGTCATCCACAGTGGCTAATCGTTCTAACATGTCACTTAAATTGTTTTCAAATCCTTTGCGGCTGTCGTAGTTAATGTCTACTCCCTTGCCTACTTTACTGCGGATATAGTTAAAGCTATCACTGGTAGCACTGGCTCCGTGTATGTATACCGGCTTCATCACTTGCTCCAAGGAGTTACTGGTGGTACGGCACAAGGGGCTTCGGCGTCAACGCTGCCAAAATCAGCTGGGCCAACTATTTCCAAATACTCCATATCTTCACTGTAGTCAAACAAATAGTGTACAATACCAGGACGTTGATGAATGCAGTCGCCTGCCTGTACTAGTGTTTCTTTATCCTCATACATAAACTTGGCCCATCCTTTCAACATATAAACTATTTGAAAGTCTGCCACGTGGATATGCCACCCAGTGCCTTGTTCGGGTGGCATATTGGCCTTGGTTATATGTGCAACTACTCTACCGTGTGTGGCATCTGCTACTCCTAAGTCTCTATATAGAAAAAAATCTCTTAGGCCTCCGCTTTTGAATTCTGCTTCGGAGGCTTTGGAATGCGAAAATTTAGTAGACATAATCTTACCTTTAAAGTATATGTTTATTTAAATCTTTCTGGGAAATTTATTTGCGGCCATCTTCATGGATGTACCTCAAAATTATTACAATTCCACTTTAAAAAGTATCTTACTGCAATAATAAAATTTAGTAGATTCATAATAACTTTTTTAACTTTTATAAAAAGATAATGCAGCTTCATACTTTCCTAATCTCGCTAACACTGTAGCTTCTTTGGCTCTACTAAATTCTTTTAAAAATATACTAATAAAATTAAAAAACGATTTCATAATGCACCTCTGCGACCGTATGTGAATTGACGGATAAGATTGTCCACATCACCACCATGTGCAGGATTGTGAGCAATGATAAATCTTTCCAAATCTGTTTGATGACTGCTGAAACGGTCTAATAAATTGACTAACTTGTCAAATACTGCGAAAATAAACATTTTGTGTTTCCTTTTGGTTAAGTAGATACTCATGGTTTCTACTGAGTATTTAGTTATTGTAGCAGGATTTATGCTGCATTGCAACAAGAATCAAGGTATTTTGCCTAAGAAATATACAACCATAATCAGCTTATTAAATGACTTTGTTCAGTCACTATAAATAGTTGGACGGGAACGGATATGAAGAAAAGCACTAGAAGCATTCTTGAAGAGCTAAACGAGATCAGTTTGATCCGCAACAAGGACCACCTTATCGAAACTAAAGGTGTGAACCTAATAGCCAGTGCTGCTAATCTTTTGAAGTTAATTAAAGAACAATATGATGTAGAGACTGCTGGTGAATTAGAGCGTAGGTTTATTAACGCCATACGCACCAGTGACGGGGACAAGTTCAAACGTGGCATGAACAAAGTACACGAAAGTCGTAAAAATAATAAGAATTCAATCTAATCAAAATTGGGTCTAAGTTGCCCAATTTTTTAAAATTTGGTAAATACTTTTACACAACCCGTAGAGTTCGCGGGTTAAGGCAACGAGGAGAATATTATGCCACAAGTTTTTAAAGCCAACCCAGCGTATATCGCAAAGGGTACATTATACAGCACATTACAACTAAAAGTATTTAAGATTGCATACAGCACAATTACTGATGTTGATTCAGGACAGAGTGATCACACTGCTCCAGGCACATACAGTGATGGTTTATACAGTAAGGCCACAAGCCTAGCACAAGAGTTTGGTACAACTGGTGCTCTTTTCCAAGTAAAGAGTGACGGTACATCAATGATTTTTGTTGGTGACGGACATGCCCTAGACGTTGACATCGTAGCAGTTAGAGCAGACAAGGCTCTAGGCGGAGCTGGTACACTAACAGGTTCTGGTACAACATCCACTGTTACAGTAACACAACTAACAAGCCTATACGGCGTTTCTTAATTCTCAATCGGGATGGGAAGGCAATTAAGGACACCGAAGTGTCCTTAATTGCCACTTATATTATAATATAACTAATTTTTACTCAGCTATAAATATTTTTTATACATAGGACTATGATAATGGCCACTATTGAAGAACGTGTAGGTGTAGTTGAAACTAAAGTTACCTATTTAGGTGAAAAGATTGACGATCTCAAACAAGATGTCAAGAGTGTACACGATGCTGTTGAATCTATTAGTGATGATATGGATAAAAAGCTTGACAAAATGTTGGATATCTACAATGTCAATCGCGATACCTATTACGAAAAGCTAGAAGAAAATAAAGAAGAAGCTAAAAAAGCCAACACTAAGGTTCTTGAAAAGTTAGATAATTTAGAAGACTTTAAGAATAGATGGGTTTATTTGATCACAGGCGCTGCCATAGTAATAGGTTTTGTAATGGGTCATTTAAGCGACTTAGTTAGAGTACTAGGCAAATAATTCCTTAGTCATTAACTACGCATTAAATAGCTAATGCGTTACACAATCTATACTCTTGTGGATATTACCAATACAGGGCAATATCGCAATGACGAACATAAACAGCAAGCACGTAGCCAACAGCAGAATTTCGATACTGTAGTACAGACTGTTGGCATGCGTAGTAATCTTTATTATGATTATCCACCTAAGGTTATTATAGACTTTCCAGAAAAATATGGCATGAAGGGCAAAGACCTATGTAATATTTGGGTTTTTGATTGGAGTGTGGAATTAGAGTTTGTGTTTGTAGAAGACGGCGACGATGTGGCCTTACTAAAAAAGGACTTTGATCTAGTGCCTTACATACCAGGACTGACAGAAACCATAAAGACTAAACCCAGCGTGTTTAGGCCTGGCGTCAATATTAGTTTCGAAATGTTAAGATAAATATGGCATGCACGAAGATCTTGTTAGTACAGCAGTTATCTTTCATCAACACCTTAATGCTAAACTATGGCGTAAGGGAGTACTCAAGCCCATTGTACGTTATACATTATTAAAGATAGCTAAGAATTTTATAGAGTATATTGGCATTGATCAATTACACTTACAAGACATTACCTTAAGTGGCAGTAATGCTGGATATACCTATAGTAGGAATAGTGATATTGACTTGCATCTTGTAGTAGACATACCCGAAGACAAGAAGATCCTGCTCAAACAGTTGTTTGATGCAAAGAAGAATCAATATAACTTTCAGCACAGCATACAGATTAAAGGTATAGATGTAGAACTATATGTACAAGACAGTCAACAACCACATACCAGTGCAGGTATATATTCTGTATTAGATGATCGTTGGTTAAAGATCCCAGAGACTGTGGAAGACATTGTGGATAGAGCAGCAGTCAAAGAAAAGTATAAACAGTTTGTAGGCAAAGTACGTGTGGCCTTACGCAGTGATGACTTGGATAGTGTTAAAGAAGTATTGGACAGTATTAAAAGACTGCGTCAACATGGGTTAAGCACAGGTGGCGAGCTCAGTGCAGAAAACATAGCGTTTAAAGTGTTACGAGCCAAAGGTCACATAGAAAAACTTAGAAATCACATAAGTAATATAGAGGCCGAAAGATTAAGTTTGGAACAACAATATGAAAATTAAAGAAATACTTGGCGAAAATATGCCAGAATTGATGCCTGCCACAGTGGTCAATGCCAGTAATACAGAAGTGACTTACAAGCAAGATCCTAAAAATCCGGCAAGTCCTGAGATCAAAGTGCCGATCAAGCCAGGAGTAGTATCGGTTAATCCAGAAACAGGTGATACTGTAGTAAATCCCAATGCCACCCAGGCTAATGCGCCTGACCCTGCAGATGCTCTTAAGCCAGGAGCACAGGTTAAGGTAGCAGGTGCTCCAGGGGCCATGAGTCCTAATCCTACACCAACAAACGGTGCAACACAACCCCCTGCAGGTACGCCACCAGAGCAAGGTGGACAACAAGCTGCACCAACCACAGAGAATTTTGGTGAAGAAGATCCCATAGCCAACTTAGAAAAAGAATTCAAAAGTCTAAATGAACCTTTAGATGAATCAGCCTATATAACCAAACTAGCACATCGTGTAGCTGGAGTAAGTGTACTGAACAAACAAACTGTGAACCAGGATGTTTTAAATTTAAAAAAATTAGCAGGAATCTAAAATGAATAATATACAAATCTTTGCCAAGGCTCTATTGGAGCAAATCGAAGTAGCTAGAGTAAGACAACTATCTGGTCTAAAAGAATCAGTCAATGATAAACATGCAGATACTGCTAGGGCAATTAGTATCTTTCAAAAGTATATGGGGTTGGATCAAACTGGACAGCCAGATCCAAAAACTATGAATACCATCAAAATGGTGGCAGAAGTAGGGAATCCAGTGAAAGTACCACCAGGATCGGCGCCACCAAAACCAAGCGGAATTTCTGGAACATTTAATGCAAAAGCAGAATGGGATGCGAAATACGGTGCTACACATAATCCCGATGGTACACCAAAAGCACCAGCACCAACAAGCAGTGCGGCTCTCAAACCATCTGGAACAACAAATGCAGCTACCGCTATACCAACTGGTGGGTTAGAGAATCCAGCTAATCAAGCAAAACCAACAACAAAACCGCCAGTAGCAACACAGCCAGCAGCAACTAAGAAACCATTTGTACCAGATCCAGAAGGTGTGGACTTGGCACAAAAAATGAAAATGGATGCACAGGCTATTAAAAACTTTCAAAAGAATCAAGGATTAAATCCAGACGGACAAATTGGACCAAAAACAACAGCGGCCTTAAAAGTAGCAATGGCCAAGCAACAGGTAGCATCGGACATGGCTAAAGACGGTCCGAGAGATCCTGGAACAGGCGAACTTTTAAGCACAGCAGTAGATTTAAATAAACCATCAGGACCAGTTACTCCGCCAGGACCAGTTACTCCGCCAGGACCAGTTACTCCGCCAGGACCAGTTACTCCGCCAGGGCCTGGACCAACACCTGCTCCAGCAGCAAATACACAAAATATGGGCGACGGTAGTCAACTTACTACTGATCCCAAAACAGGTGCTGTAGCTGCAACTGATAGCGATGGTAATCCATACATACCAGGAAGCAATCCTAATCTTCCTAAGAACAAAACTACTACACAAGACATGGGTGATGGTAGTAAACTTACTACAGGGCCAGGCGGTGTTGCAGCAACTAATGATGACGGTACTCCATATGTGCCAGGAAGTAATCCTAATCTTCCTAAGAATAAACCAGCACCAACACCAGCACCAGCACCGACAGGTATTCAAGCAGTTGGCGACGACGAGGGTAACACGACTGTTACTCGCCCAGATGGCAGTACAATGGTAGTTGGCCCAGATGGTAAACAAATCATGCCTGGAAGTAATCCTAATTTGCCAAAAAATCAAGGTTTAATAAACAAAGGTCTAAATTGGTTAACAAACAAAGGTCAATATCAAAAGGCAGGCGGATTCCAACCTCCACCAGGAGCAGCAAAACCAGCAGCAGCACCACCTCAGCAAGGTGCTTTTGATTACACTACAACAGGTGAAAGTAGACTTAGAGAAGATCCAGAACTCACAGCTATGCTACGTATTGCAGGACTTAGATGAAAATCAACGAACTGATAAAGAGTTTTGAAATCTATACTACTAACGAGGAACGTGCCTTATTAGACAAACTAACTAGGCCTACTTTGCTAAGTACTATGCCCCAACGCGAACAACAAATAGCCGAAGTAATGATACGTAAGCACTTGTTGATCAAGATAGGGCATAAGGATCCAAAGGTTGTAGCCAATGACTATCAAGCAAGTCGCTAAGAAATTAGAAAAGTTTTTGGAAGAAGTCAATGACATAATGCCATTGACTATACTGCCAGATGGCAGTGTGGCCTACAAGAACTATGTTATTAAAAAGAACAAAGATGCCAGCTGGACATTGAGTAGAATACAGAATCAAAGCAAAGTATTCATAGACGACTTTAACTTAAAAAGTAGCGCATTGCTGGCAGCTAACTATCATAGAACAAATAGAATTGATCTATTAATTGAAACTAAAATACTAGACGAGCACTATTGGGCCAATTACAACGATCATTTGACTTTTAAAGAGCTATATAAGAAAACCAAAGACCTAGTCAAAAGAGATTTATACTTATGGCGAGGCGAATTGACTAGAGATCGAGCAGACTACTATCGTGATAAAATAAGCAATGCGTTTGCTACGTCATTTAGATAAATAACTTAAATATTTAGGAACCCAGTATGAATATCAAAGATCTTCATAAACCACTTACCAGTAGACAACTTAATGAAAGTTTATCCCAAAAGTTTGGATACAGCATTAACCTCGAGCGCTTTACCACAGAGCAATTGCATGATGCAAGAAACAAGCTAAGAACTGCTCAGAGTCAATTTGAAACTAATGAGAGTTATGACAGTGTATTAAGCAGTCACAAGTATCAAAAGAACAAAATGTTTCTTGATGTGATCAATCAAGAAATTGCCGAGCGTGAAACACGTGAAGAAGATGATGTGGAAGAGGGTACTAGAGGTAAGAAGAAAAAGATGAAGAATCTAAAAGAATATCACAATGCCATGCGTCGTCTACAAGGACATGGATTAAATAAAGGCTGGGTTCAGAACGCAAGACAACGTTTAATGATGGAACGTGATGCTGATGAGGAAGTTGTTAGCGAACTAATCGTACGTTATGATCTAGACGAGACCACAGCTAAGAGTGTTGTAAGAGATTTAATTATCACGGAAGGCGAAGAGGAAAAGGCAGAACTAATCATGGCCAGTAAGGACATGGTTGATCGTATTACAGGCTGGTTAGAAGATATTGCTTCAATGAAATCAGAAGCTATGTTAGATTTATTAGACTCTATAAGAGATGAAATGGGCAGCGACACCAGTACACAATTTGAGCAGACAGTTCGTCCAGCATTGGATGAAATCTATTTGGCACTGGAAAAGAATCGTCAGGCACTAGCACAGGCTGTTGGCATCTTAACAGGCACAGGTGGCCCAGCTCCAAGTGGCATGGGTGCTGGACCAGGACTAGCAGGTGGCATGGGTGGCATGGGTGCTGAAGAAGGTCCTCCAGAAGAGGCAGCAGGTGCAGCCCCGGAAGGTGGAGCAGCTGGTCGTGCCATGAGAGAAAGTATGTACAGCCGCAAGTTGGCCACTATCCTAACTTCCAAAAAAAAAAGTAACAGAAGCCACTGATAAGTTGTTTGACCTATTGGTGGCAAAGAAAAATGCCGCCGATAGCAGAGGTAATCCAGAAATTATTAGTTGGAGAGCTCTTGGTAATGAAACACAAAATGCCATAGGACAGCGCATTGATAGTGTAGACAAGTTTGCTCCTAGGTTCGATGCCAATCCCAGTTTCAAAGAAATATGTAGTTTTGATCCGCAAGGAGTCAAGTTAAAGACCAGTAAGGAAACAGCCAGTCAACAAAGCGGTGGTGTAACGGGCAAGAGCACAGTGAGTCAAATGGCTAAAAAAGCAACGGCAAAAAGAATAGGTTGACAAATCTTTAACTCTGTAGTATAATACGGAATGACTTTACTAATAGAACGATATCAATATACCAAATTATCCAGAGATGACAGCACAGGCAAGCGTTTATACGCTTGCCCAGACGGAAACAAAGTTCCCAGCGTTACCACTGTACTAGATAAAACCAAACCAGAAGAAGCCAAACAAGCACTACTCAATTGGCGACGTAGTGTGGGTGAATCCAAGGCTCAACAGATTACTACAGAAGCAGCCAATCGTGGTACTCGTATGCATACCTTCCTTGAACGTTATGTCAAGGGCGAAGGCATCAAAGACACGGTTTCTAATCCCTATGCACAACAAAGCTTGGTAATGGCCAAAAAGGTCATTGAGAAAGGTTTTGGACATATTACAGAAATATGGGGTAGCGAAGTGCCTTTGTACTATCCTGAATTGTATGCAGGTACTACCGATTGTGTGGGCCTACATCAGGGTGAAGAAAGTATATTAGACTTCAAACAGACTAACAAGCCAAAGAAGATAGAATGGATTGATGATTATTTCCTTCAGCTCACTGCTTATGCACTAGCACATAATCAAGTACATGGTACTAATATACGCAAAGGTGTTATCATGATGTGTGTTAAGCCACCAGAGATTGCACCAGGGCAGTGGGGTGAGCCTGAGTATCAAGAGTTTAGATTGTTGCCAGAGCATTTTGATTATTGGACTGATCGTTGGTTCAATAGACTAGAAGAATACTATTCGAACATCTGATAAATATCCTACAAGGGGATAATTATATGGCCGTAGTACAAATTTCCAGAATACAGGTCCGTCGTGGAAGAGAAAATACTGAAACAGGTATACCACAATTAGCCAGTGGGGAAATGGCCTGGGCCATAGATACTCAACAATTATACATTGGTAACGGAGCAATTAGCGAAGGAGCTCCGGCGGTTGGAAATACTAGAATATTAACAGGTGCAGATCTTATTGGCGAACGTAATATTTTAAATATTGCTGATTACGTTTATAAGAAGGATCTTACTTTACCGCCTAGAACAGTTCAAGATAGGCTAGACGAAAGAGTAAATTTTTCTAGTTTCAATGACACTCGTCCTAGCAAGAATAAAACTATGGCTGATAATATTCAAACAGCCATTGATTACTTATATAAGTCTTCATTAGATAAACGAGCCATATTAGAGTTTGGGCCTGGAACATTTGAGTTTGATACTACTATAAGAATTCACAGTTTTACACATATTGTGGGTTCTGGTTGTGGGAGGACTATTTTTAAGTATACAGGCACAGGAACAGCTTTTCGATTAGTTAACGATGACACAACTTCGTCTTCAACACCAGCTAATACAGGCGACAATCAATGTAGATTTGTTACCCTAACCGGATTTACTTTAATTGTAGACAATACCAATACCACAGCAATGTCAATGAATTCTGTAAAGAACAGTAAATTTAGTGATTTAGAAATAAAAGGCAATTGGGTTAACAATATTCAAGGTCAGAATTTTTCTAATAGTAAGGCTTTTGATATGTTGTCTACTACAGAATTAATTACTTGCAATGATAACGAGTTTAACAATATTGATATTTCTAAATTTAGAGTTAGTATAAATGCACAAGGAGATATCGAGTCGAATTTTATTCAAAATTGTAAATTTTCTATCAATGAAGTTGCAATAAATTTTGGACAAGGTGCTGATCTAACCTCCTATGGACAAATATATGGTCCCAGAAACAATACTATTTCAAACAGTATTTTTAAAAATATTCAAAAACAAGGTATTAAAATATACAATGGATCAGGGAACGTCAGTAGTCAAAACAAATTCACATTAGTTGGTGATAATTTTGGTAATAGTTTCAATTCTGCTTATGGTGTAGTAGAATTTGATGTTCCGGGAAATCTAGTTAGTAATGACAACTCAGACAGACATACTGATTTATCCAATGATCTTTATCCTAGACCCTATATTGGCGAAGTAATTGCCAAGGCCAATTATACAAATCCCTTCACTAATGTAAAATTATTAGAGTATACAACAACTCCTACTAATATTTTTAGACTACCTATTGCACAGACTTGCCATTTAGAAGTCGAGTATCTTTATCAAAGCACTAATAGAAGTAGAATAAGAAGAGGTAAATTATCGATTTTAGCAGATGCAAACAATCGTAACGACGATGATACTCCTTCAATAGAACTCATAGATGATTATGATTACCATGGAGTAGGCTCCGAAGATGATTACACAATAGAAGATACTCATTTAATTTTTACCGCTAGCTCTAGAACATATTTTGGAACAAGATATGTTGTAGAAGTGTTTTATCAATATAACGGGGAAACCCTTAGCCAAGGCGATCAAGCCAAACTTACTTACACATATAAGATTTTGAGCTAACTAACATTAGCAATAATTTTAATATTACTGTAAAATAACTCTAAAAAGTCAATCTATGAATAAAATTACAGTCAAGAAACGAAACGGGGTCAGTGTTCCTTTAGATTTAAGCAAATGGCAGACACAAATTGCCAAAGTATGCAGCGGTGTAGCTGATGTTAGTCAAAGTATGATAGAGATCAAAGCACAGCCGCATTTTTACGATGGTATTACCACTAAGGAAATTGATGAAATTACCTTACGTGCTATCGTTGATTTGATTGATATTGAAAGTAATCCAGATACGGGCAATACTAACTATCAATATGTGGCGGGGAAGCAACGTCTCAGTATGCTACGCAAAGATGTATACGGCAGCTATGATGTTCCTAGGCTCTATGATATAGTTAAACGCAATGTAGCAATAGGCCTATATACTCCTGAACTACTAAAATGGTACACTGAGGCAGATTGGAATACTATTGATTCCTTTGTTCGACATGAACGTGATGAAGAGTACAGTTATGCTGCTATTGAACAGCTAATTGAAAAATATCTTGTGCGTAATCGTAGTACTAAAGAAATTTATGAAACACCACAAGTTCGTTATATTATTGCGGCAGCAACTATCTTTCATAAGGAAGAGCCGTTGAGTGCTAGAATGCGTTATATTAGGGAGTATTACAATGCAGCCAGTGATGGGTTATTTACTTTGGCGACTCCAGTATTGGCTGGTCTCGGAACCCCTACTAAGCAGTTTAGTAGTTGCGTTCTCATACGCAGTGATGACGATTTAGACAGCATCTTTGCCTCAGGCGAAATGATGGCTAAATATGCCAGTAAACGTGCAGGCATTGGATTAGAGATTGGTAGACTACGCCCATTGGGTAGTCCAATTAGGGGAGGCGAGATCATGCATACTGGCATGATTCCGTTCTTAAAGAAATGGTTTGGGGATCTTAGATCCTGTTCACAAGGAGGGATTAGAAATGCTTCAGCGACTGTATTCTATCCGGTCTGGCATCACCAATTTGATGACCTTATTGTGCTCAAAAATAACCAAGGCACAGAAGAAACCCGAGTCAGACATATGGACTATGGTGTCGTACTCTCAGCATTCTTCTGGCGTAGGTTTAAGAACAAAGAAAATATTACGTTCTTCGACCCAAACCAAGTACCGGACCTCTACGAAGCCTTCTACTCCAATACAGAAAAGTTCGAAGAGCTCTATGTAAAATACGAAAATCAAGCAGGTCTTCGTAAAAAAGTTATTAGTGCTGAAGAAGTATTCAAAAGTGGCATATTAAAAGAACGCACAGATACAGGACGTATCTACTTGGTGTTCATTGACAACGTAATGAAGCAGGGCCCATTTGATCCTGACTATCATACAATTTACCAGAGTAATCTTTGTTGTGAAATTCTACTTCCTACTCGCCCATTCAAGCGTTTGGATGATAACGATGGCCGTATCGCTCTATGTACCTTGGGATCGATTAATTGGGGTGCGTTCAGAAATCCCGAGGATATGCGCCGTGCCTGTCGTATTCTCCAGCGCAGCCTATGTAACATACTTGATTATCAGGACTTCCTCAGTATTCAATCCAAACTGAGTAATGACGAAATTCAACCATTAGGGATTGGAGTAACTAACTTGGCCTATTGGCACGCCAAGCGTGGCTTTAAGTACGGTGATAAGGATGCCCTACAAGATGTTAAGAGTTGGATAGAACATCAAGCTTATTACTTGACTGAAGCCACTGTAGAGTTGGCCAAAGAACGTGGCCCATGTAAAGACAGTCATAAGACAAGATATGGGCAGGGCGTATTCCCTTGGGAACTCAGAGCTGATGCAGTTAATGATCTAGCAGAGTTTACACCAGAACTTGACTGGGAAACCCTACGTGCTAATATGAAACAGTATGGTGTACGCAATGCCACAATGATGGCTATTGCTCCTGTAGAGTCCAGCAGTGTGGTAATTAACAGCACTAATGGTATTGAAATGCCTATGAGTCTAATCAGTGTGAAAGAAAGCAAAGCAGGCAGTTTCATTCAAGTTGTTCCAGAGTATCATAGACTTAAAAATCGTTATCAACTCATGTGGGAACAGAAGGATTGTGTTGGCTATTTGAAAACAGCAGCAGTATTGGCTGCCTATGTGGATCAAAGCATCAGTACCAACACATTCTATAGTCCCAAACATTTTGCAGACCGTAAAGTGCCTAGTACATTAATTGCTAAGAACCTAATGCAAGCACATATTTGGGGATTGAAAACATTGTATTACAGTTTGATAGATAAGCAGGGTAGTAAAATGCCCGAACCCACACCCGAAGTACATTACAACGGGTTTGACAATCACAGAGAGTTAATCGAGGACGAGGACTGCGAGGCCTGTAAATTATGAGTAAAGAACAATATAACCTAACCACTAAGACAGACTATTTAAATCGTAAAATGTTCTTGGATCCAGCTGGTCCAGTTACTATACAACGTTTCGAAGAAGTAAAATACAAAAAGATTGTAGACTTTGAACAGACAGCCCGTGGGTTCTTTTGGGTGCCAGAGGAAATCAGTTTGACCAAAGATGCCAGCGACTTCAAAGATGCCAGCAGTAGCATACGTCATATCTTTACCAGCAATTTGCTACGTCAAACAGCATTGGATAGTATACAAGGTCGTGGACCAGCACAGGTGTTTACTCCTTGTGTAAGTTTACCAGAGATGGAAGCACTGATGTATAATTGGAGCTTCTTTGAAACTAATATACACAGTCGTAGCTATAGCCACATTATTCGTAATATCTATAATGTACCTAAAGATGTGTTTAATACTATCCATGATACCAAAGAGATAGTGGACATGGCGTCAAGTGTGGGTAACTATTATGATCAATTGCACATAATTAATTGTCATAAAGAGCTTGGCGAGACAATCAGTGAAAAGGTACACGTTAGATCTATTTGGTTGGCACTCAATGCCAGTTATGCTTTGGAGGCATTTAGATTTATGGTGTCATTTGCCACCAGCCTAGCCATGGTAGAGAATAAAATCTTTATTGGCAATGGCAACATTATTAGTCTTATCCTACAGGATGAACTATTACACAAAGGCTGGACTGCTTGGTTAATTAATCAAGTAGTAAAAGAAGATGCAAGATTTGCTCAAGCAAAACAAGATTGTGAACAGGAAGTATATAGTATGTACTTAGATGTGATCCGTGAAGAAAAAGCCTGGGCAGACTATTTGTTTATGAAAGGTCCAGTAATTGGATTAAATGCTAACATTCTAAAAGATTTTGTGGATTATACAGCAGCCGCAGCCTTAAAAGATATTGGCCTAAAGTACATGAGTCCCGCACCCAAGACTACTCCTATTCCTTGGTTCAATAAACATAGTGATACTAGCAAAAAGCAGACAGCTTTGCAGGAAAATGAATCGACTAATTATGTTATAGGAATTATGGGCGATAGTATTGACTATGATGAGCTGCCCATGTTATAATCCTTAAAAGGAGATATAATGCTTACAGTATATACAAAATATGACTGTCCATTTTGTGACAGAGCCAAAGCCCTATTGGAAAGTAAAGGCGTACCTTACAAAACAATCAATGTACAAGATGATCCCACATCTAAAGAATTTCTAATGGATCAAGGCCTGCGTAGTGTGCCACAGATATTTGATGGCACTACCTTATTGCCAGGAGGGTTTCAAGGCTTAGATAGCAAGCCAGCAGAGTTTTTCGAACAATATAAAGGATAAAAATGTTAGTTGAAAATAATTTTAAAAACAATGATATTATCAGTTTCAAAGTAAGTAGCGGAGAGGAAATTTTAGGACGTTATGTACGTGAGGATGGTATCAATTTTTATGTTACCAAGCCCAGTGTGTTAATGATGAGTCAGCAGGGTATGGGCATGGTGCCATACATGATGACAGTGAGACCTGAAGAGGAGTATGCCATTGCTAGAACAGCAGTTATCACTTTTGCTCGCACAGATGATGATATTGCCAAGCAATACCTAAGCAAAACCAGTGGAATTCAATTGACCTAAGCTTAGTTAATAACCAAGCCGTTCTTAATAAATAGTTTTATGGGCGGTTTGGAGTCAGTCTCCAAGCAAATCGCTGGAGACAAGAATGGCAAAAAAAATACAGCTACGAAGAGATACGGCAGCAAATTGGAGTAGAGTTAATCCTAAACTAGCTCAAGGTGAAATCGGCGTCGACATAACCAATAAGAACTTTAAAATTGGTGACGGTATCAATCTATGGAATCAATTAACCTACGCTGTAACTTCTAGTAAATTATCCAACCTGTTAGGAACTACTTTTGTTTCTACAGGTACAGATCAGTACCCAACATACACAATATTTTATAATAATGGTTCTAACACTGTTAACATAAGTCCTGCACTGTTTGAAATTCAGAACGGTGTAAATGTTAGAGTTTTATCTGCCACAGAAAGTACGGATAGCACCACAGGCGCCTTAGTAGTTACAGGTGGAGCAGGAGTAGGCGGCGATCTTAATGTAGCTGGAGATATTACAGCTAATAGTATTAGCCTTGACCAAGCATTAAGTACAAATTTAGTTGGTAATGTTACTGGCAATGTCACTGGCAATTTAACAGGTGCTATCTATTCAGTAAATGGCACTAGAATTTTAAACAATGGCACCGATGGTACAAATGCCAGTTTTAACGGTCATGTAAACGGCACTATTACCAGCACTGGTCAAAGTACATTTACTAGAGCTGACATCAGCAGTGGATATATTGATAATACAATTATTGGTAGTATCACACCTGCATCAATTATTGGCACAACAATTAGAGCTAATACTGGGTTTGTTGGCGATTTGTATGCCAACAACGGCTCTTCTAAAATATTAGAAAACGGTACAGATGGTACTAATGCTTCTTTTACCGGTAAACTAATTGGTGACATTTACGCTGCTGATGGTGTAACAAAAATATTAGAAAACGGCACAGATGGAACCGATGCCGTGTTTACTGGTACAGTGAATACTACCACAGGAGTTACAGGCAGGCTTATTGGCGATGTCTATGCTGCCGACGGTGTAAACAAAATATTAGAAAATGGTAGCGATGGCACTAATGCTGTGTTCACTGGAAAATTAATCGGCGATATCTATTCTGCTGATGGTGTAACAAAAATATTAGAAAACGGCACAAATGGCACAAATGCTTCTTTCAATGGATCATTGAGTGGCAATGTTACAGGTAATGTTGCAGGAGACCTAACTGGTGATGTTTATGCCAGCAATGGCACAACTAAAGTATTAGAAAATGGCAATGGTACTACTGTTCCTGCTGCTTTTACTGGTAACATAATCGGCGATATCTATGCTGCTGATGGTGTAACAAAAGTATTAGAAAACGGCACAGATGGATCAAATGCTTCTTTCAATGGATCACTGAGTGGCAATGTTACCGGTAATGTCGCGGGTAACTTGACTGGCGATGTTTATGCCAGCAATGGCACAAGTAAAATATTAGATAATGGCACAGATGGCACTAATGCCGTATTCACTGGCAATGTTAATAGCAGTGGCAAAAGCACATTTAATGAAGTAGCAATTTATTCAACCACAGGTACTCCAGGTACTATAGATAATACAGAGATAGGTAAGACCACACCATCTCCTATTGCTGGGACTACAATTACTGGCACTGTGATCACTGCTACAGATAAGTTTGTGGGAGTATTTCAAGGTAACAGCTCAGGTAGTTTCACAGGTGATTTAAAGGGTGACATTATTGCCAATAATGAAGTTAAGGTATTGGATAACGGCACAGACGGATTTAATGCAACCTTTACTGGATCAGTTACTGGAAATATAAACAGTACTGGGCCCAGTAGTTTCAGCAATGTTACCATTTCAGGTGGTACTATTAATACTACGCCGATTGGTGCTACTACTCCAAGTAGTGTAAAGGGTACTACTATCACAGCTACTAGTGGATTTAGTGGTGCTTTAACTGGTAATGTCACAGGTAATGTCACAGGTAATGTCACAGGTAATGTCACAGGCAATGTCACAGGTAATGTCACAGGCAATGTCACAGGCAATGTCACCGGAGACATAACCAGCACTGGAACAAGTAGCTTTAGCAATATCGGTGTAACTGGTGGAAATATCGATAGCACCCCGATAGGTAATACTACTCCTACCACTGTAAAAGGTACTACAATCACAGCTACTACTGGATTTATTGGAGACTTAACTGGCAATGTTACCGGTAACCTGACAGGTAATGTCACTGGCAATGTCACTGGCAACTTAACTGGTAATGTTACCGGAGACATAACCAGCACTGGAACAAGTAGCTTTAGCAATATTGGTGTAACCGGTGGAAATATCGATAGCACCCCAATTGGAGCAACAACCCCAACCACAGTAAAAGGCACTACTATTACTGCAACTACTGGGTTCGGTGGTGATCTAACTGGAAATGTGACCAGTACTGGTCCCAGTAGTTTTAGTAATATAACCGTAACAGGTGGTAGCATTAATACTACAACAATAGGTGCTACCAACCCAACTACTGTAAAAGGTACTACAATTACAGCTACAACTGGGTTCGTTGGCAACTTAACTGGTAATGTTACAGGTGACTTAACAGGCAATGTCACAGGTAATGTCACAGGTAATGTCACAGGTAACTTAACTGGCAATGTAACTGGCAATGTAACCAGTACAGGAACAAGTAGTTTTAGCGATATTGATATTACTGGTGGTAAGATTAATAATACCCCAATAGGTGCCACTACGCCAACTACAGTAAAGGGTACTACAATCACAGCTACTACTGGATTTATTGGAGACCTAACTGGCAACGTAACTAGCACTGGATCAAGTAGTTTTACTAATGTTGCAGTTACAGGCGGCAGTATTAATAATACTCCAATAGGGGCTACAACACCATCCACAGTTGACGGCACAACGATCAAAGCTAATGAACAAATTATTAACAATGCTGGCCAACTTAAATTTAAAGAACTTGCCACAAATGGTGTAACATCAGTTAATTTCAAAGCACCTGATTACTTGTTGTCATCTTACACAATGACATTGCCTACAGCATTAGGTTTAGATGGCTATGTATTAGGACAAAATGTCACTGGTGAATTGGAATTTGTCAGTCCAGATGCATTTGGTGGCGGCAAAGTAAACGTCAGTAATGTCTATGGCGATGATGACAACGACGGTATTAACAAGCCAGTTAAAACAGTTAAAAGAGCACTGCAAATAGCCAGTGGTATTGTTTATGATAGCAATGGCAAACCTAATGATAAAAAACTAGTGGTGTCAGTGGCCAATGGCGAATACTACGAAGACAACCCTATTATTATTCCAGACAATGTCAGTGTACAAGGTGCTGGACTAAGAGCCTGTAACATTCGTCCACTAAATGCTAACTTGGATATGTTACGTGTACGTAACGGATGTTACTTTACTGGATTTACCTTTAGGGATAATCTAAACGTCAATGGAGCACCGCAATTTACATTTGATTATGCTGTAAGCTTTGACGATCCTACAGATCCAAATTGTGATAGAACCGGCTATGTCAATATGCCTACCGCTCGTCCTACTATTACAATTTCTCCCTATATTCAAAACTGTAGTATTATCAGTTTCTTAGGCGGTAATGGTGTATTGATCGATGGTAACAAGGTTAACACACCTAACAAACCAAAAAATCCAAATGAAGTAGAAAATCCAGTAGAAGGTCCAGAACCAGAACAGGGCAAATCCATGGTGGCCAATGCCTTTACCATGTTGAGCTTTGGTGGTACAGGCTGGCGTGTGATTAATGATGCTTATGCACAGATTGTTAGCTGCTTCCAAATCTTCTGCTTGAATGGTAGCTATTGCCAAAGCGGTGGATATTTGAGTATTACTAACAGTGCCACTAACTTTGGTAAGTATGCCCTCAGAGCCAGTGGATATAGTCCCAATGCATTCTCATTTAATAGAGGCGTAGTAGTTGGCACTGGTACTAGTGGCGCACAACAAACTATTCAAGCTATTGGTTTTGGTCAATTACCTGTACAAGATTATGTGATTAGATTTAGGGATAATGTATATAAAAATGCCTATTTCCTTCTACAAGAATATAAGTCACTTTTACAAACACAAGTTATAACCTGGATATCTACACAAGTCAGTGGAAATATTAGCCCGTTCACTTCTAGCTTTGTCTATGACGAAGACAAATGTCATAGAGATGTTGGGTTGTTGATTGATGCTGTGGCCAACGATGTATTGACAGGCGGCAACAGTAGATCAGTTGAAGCAGGTCGAAGTTATGCCGATGCGGATGTGGCTGCATTGACAGCACAAAAGGCGCAAAACATAGCAGCATTTGAATACTTAAAAGGTCGTGCCTCGGCAGTTGTAACAGAACTGAATATTGGATTTATAATAGAAGAAAAATTCGATATTATTATTGGCATTATTGATGATCCTGCATCAGCACCAGACAGTATATCTTTTAGTAATGTAGGAGATATATCTGCTGATTATCAACCTATATCAGCTAGCGATTATGTGAACTTTAATGCTAATACTAATGTTAATTTTGTTGATAATGTATTCAATATTAATAATCATGGATTATTAAATGGTCAAAAAATAATTTATAACAGTAACGGTAATTCGACTATCCCAGGCCTGAACAACGAACAAACTTATTATGTAGATTTCGTCACTATAAATCAATTTGGGTTATTTTATGATAATAGTTTAACTACTAGAGTTAATATATTAGGCAATAGCACTGGACAACAAAGATTTGTTAAAAATGTCAAAGAGTTTTATGTAGACTCAATTGTTGACAGCCACACTGACTATCAAAAATTAACTTTAGATGCAACCTTTTCGACACAATTTGTTACAGGCAGAGTTATAGAAGGCACAACTGGAGGTAGTCCAAATAGAGCATATGTTTATAATTATGATATATTAACAAAGGAATTGATAGTCAGTCTGGATTATGTTACTGTAAACAATGTAATATCAAGAAGACCATTCAATGATACCAGTGTGATCAATTACGATCATGCATCTTCACCTAATAGTAATATTTCAGTAACTGCTGTTGATTCAATCAATACATTATATACAGTAGATGTAAAAATATTGCCAGTGACCAATGGTACTCAATTGGTTAATTTAGGAACTTTGCCAGAGAAACAGATTTGGTTACATAGACCCAGTATTGTCAACAGTAGCAGTCACTCTTGGGAATATGCAGGATCCGGTACAGACTATAATGCCTTGCCACAAAACGGAGGCAAGGGAGATGCCATATACGAACAGTTTAGTGATCTTCCAGGTAGAGTATATACTTCAGGAACTAACGAACTTGGTGACTTTAAAGTTGGTAACTTCATTAAGGCTGAAAATAAAACTGGTAATGTAACATTTACTAACACAGTTACAATTGGTGCATTGGCCGCACTGAGATTGGCCGTGGGCAATGTGACCATCGAAGAATTTAGCACAGACATTGGCCTTGGCGACAATGAAGTAGGCGGTCCTAAAGATACAAGACTAAGCACACAGTTGGCAGTAAAGAGTTATCTAGCAAATAGACTGGGTGACTTTATTGATAAACGGGTCAGTACCAATAATGTGTCCGGAGCTATTCCGCAGTTAAACAGTTTGGGACAGCTCAATGCTGATATTATTCCTCCTGTAAGAAACTTCTTAAGCTATCGCAGTCAAGGTTATGATAGTAGATTAGTACAGGTTCAAAACATTCCGGCAGTAAATCTACTTAACGGTGATCTTGCAACAGAAACATATAGTATACAAGAGTTAACTTTAAATCGTGCCATAACAGCAGCAGATGGCACATTAGTTGAGCAAAACACCACAGGAGCCAAAGGCGTTATTATAGGTAATGTGGCTGCTGCAACCTTAATAACTGTGGGTAGTTATTTAAACGCCACATTCAATGCTGTGTTTAATACCACAAACACATTGGTCATAGGCGGTGATAGCACACCAAGTGATACTAATCAATCAGTTACCCCTAGTAATGTAGGCACAATTACTACTGGTCAAACTGTTAACTATATTCTATCGGAGCAAGAACCTAGTCAATTTTTAATATTAGATCCTTCAAAGAGTTATGACTTCACAGGAATAACATCAGTAGTTGGTACTAACTATCAATCTATAGGCGATGTAACTGGTACAGGATATGGTGTACTTTACACATTAGATAATACAAATATTATAGGTGGTTCAGGCTATACTCCAGCTTCAGGTTTCCAAGTTTATACTAATGTGCCATTAGTAGCAATCACTGGATCTGGTACAGGAGCCATCGCAGACATCACAGTAACCAACGGCTCGGTCACTAATGTCTACTTGGTTAGAGGAGGTACTGGTTACGCTGTTAATGATCAAGTACGTGCTGCATATACTGACATTGGTGGTACTTATACTGTTCAATTTAGTATCAGAGTAACCAGTATACAGAAAAGACTGTATGTGACCACAGTTGGATCTCAAAAATTCATAGCCAGTAGTGTAGTTCCAGAATATATCTTTGATAACAATGCACTGGTTAATACATTAACTTTGACAACTACCAGTGCAAAAACATTCAACGCAGCTTCTTCGGGCGGGGATGTTGATTATATCAATAGCAGAATAACTATCAGTAGTCACGGACTGTCTAATGGTGATCCTGTAAAATATACTTCTTCACCTTATCCTAACATAGGTGGTTTAGTTGGTGGCACTGTTTATTATATTAAAGTATATAACAGTAACACAGTTGAACTGTGTAGTGATTATACAATACAAAATAAAATCTCATTTGTTAGCAGTGGTACAGGCACGCAAAGTTTAACCGTAAATGCAATTGACCTTATTAAAGACACCGTATACTTGCCTGCACATGGGTTTGTCACAGGCGATCCTATTTGTCTAACAGGTGCAGCATTGCCAAATGGTCTACCATCTGGTAATTTTTATTTTATTGGATCTGTAACTGAAAATAGTTTTACACTACATCAACTTAAGGCAGATGCGTTATCCAGTATTAATGGGCAAACTGTTAATGCCATAAACTTATCTAGTACTGGAAGTGGCACTGCTACATTTACTTTACAAAACGTACAGATCGTAGGAACAGTTAATACTGGCTCCCAAACTTCCATTAACTGGAGCAGTTTAAGTGCCAATAACATTGATGCCAGCAACATAGTTAGTGGTATAGTTAATACCAGTAGATTAGCCATTGGCACAGCCAACACAGGAACTTTCCTAAGGGGTGATAGCAGTTGGGCTAAAGCTGTTCAAACTTTAAAAACAGGCACCAATAGTCCTATAAGTTTAACAGGTGATTTTTTCACAACTGGTGGTACTAATAACTTCTATGCTGATGTTACATTAAACATTGATCCAGTAGATGGAACTCGTGGTGATCAACTATACTCCAACAGTGGTGTAGTAGCATTCAGTAAAAGTCAATTTAATATAAGCGATGGAGTTACTGCTGGTAAAGTCTATATCAAAGATAATGTAATCGATGCTGCCACAGTAAACGGTAATAACAGTAGTTATCTATTAGATTCAGTTAACCATACTACACAGCCGGTTAACAAAGGCGGTACTAATTTAACCAGCTATACTACTGGTGACATGATATATGCCAATGCTAGTAGTTCGTTTGGCAAGTTAAACATTGGAGCAGTCAACAAGGTCATGGTCAGTACAGGCTCTGCACCGAGTTGGAGTGATACAATTAGTATAAAGGGATTGACGGTCAATGGTGATGTTAATCTTGAAGGTGGCATAGTTACAATCAATTCCGGCAAAGTTAAGATAGCTGATAAAAATATTGAATTAGGTGTAATTGCAGCACTGAATAATTTAACTGGCACTATTGCTGATTCGGCTAGTTTAACAACCATATCAGGAATGACCAGCACAGCTGGAATCATTGGGGGAATGTTATTGACTAAGGTCAGTGGCAGCGGTGACGTTGGTCCTAATGCCAGAGTGGTTGATGTATTAAGTAATACTGCCATAACTGTACAAGCAGATAGCAGTAATACTATAGGATCAATTACATTTAACCTTGGGGGTGTATCTGATTACTCGGCCGATAGTGGCGGCATTACTGTACATGGTGCTGACAATAAAACTTTTGTTTGGAAAAGAACCACATCAGCATGGACCAGCAATGATAATTTAGATTTAGATTCCGGCAAGGTTTATAAGATTGCAGGAACACAGGTACTGTCATCCTCAAATTTAGGTGCAGGAGTAACAGGCTCCAGTCTAACAACAGTGGGCACAATTGGCACTGGTACATGGCAAGGCACTATTGTCAATCCTACATATGGCGGCACTGGAGTTAATAATGGTATTAATACATTAACCTTGGGTGGTAGTTTATCTACTACAGGAGCATATAGTACTAATTTAACAACTACAGCCACTACCAATATAACATTACCAACTACAGGCACATTGGCCACATTGGATAATCTTGAAACATTTACTAACAAGACATTGACCAGTCCAACCATCACAGGAACTGGTTCGATTGCTGCTGGTGAAGTTACATTGGACAATGAAACAGTTCTAATAGATTCAAGTACACTGACCACAACTACCACAGCCACTGATCAAGTAGCAGCTACGGTTAATGGTGTAAAATATAGAACTGTGGAGTTTACAGTGTCAGTGACCAGTGGCGCATACTATCATGCCTTAAAGATTCTAGTAGTGCATGATGGTGCCGCAGTATTTTTGACACAATATGGAGAAATCTTGTCCAACCCTAGCCAATTATTGGCCACATTCACTGCTGATATTTCAGCTAATAATATTAGATTGTTAACTACACCAGTGTTCAACGACACTGTGTATAAGGTCGCAATCAATGCAATTTCAGTATAACAATAAATATACTACTAGATAACTTGGAATAAAAATATGACCGCGACTACTAAACGATTTGTAGCAAAAAATGGATTAGACAACAATGCTAATTCTATTTCAAATTTAGGTGCAACAGGAGCATCATTGGCCTTAAATGGTCAATACGCAGTTACACTAACTAGTACTGGTATAACTGGCGTTACACTACCTACAACAGGTACATTGGCTACATTGTCAAATGATGAAACACTCAGTACTAAAACCATTGCTTCTAGTACTGGTCTTAAATTTGCAGGATCAACTAGTGGAACTATTACAGTTCAAGCCGCTGCGACTGCCACAGGAACGTTGACGTTACCAGCAGTGGCCTCTAGTGACACATTGGTTGGCAGAGCCACTACTGACACATTTACTAACAAAACATTTGATGCAGCTGGAACTGGTAATGTATTTAAGATTGGTAGCGCAACGATAAGCACAACAACTGGAACTGCTGGCACAGCAGTTGTATTAGCTACAAGTCCCACATTAGTCACTCCTACATTAGGAGCTGCCACTGCTACAACAATCAATAGGGTTACAATAACAGCACCAGCTACTGGTTCAACATTGACCATTGCAGATGGCAAAACTCTAACAGCCAACAATACATTAACATTCACTGGCACTGACTCAATTAGCGTAGGATTCGGTGGCGGTGGCACAGTGGCTTATACGGCCAATAAATTAAGTGCGTTTTCTGCAACAAGTAGTAGTGAATTAGCCGGGGTAATCAGTGATGAAACTGGCACGGGTGTACTAGTATTTGGAACTAGTCCTACCTTTACTACCACTATAGATGGCGGTGCAACATTTGGAGCTTTTGCTAGTTCGACAGCATTGACTGTGGGATACACCGGAACATCAGCCAGTACTACAAATATTTCAAATGGTGTAAATACCAGTGGAGTAACTAAAACAGTTAATATTGGTACAGGTGGAGCAACAGGTTCCACATCCAATATAAACTTAGGCAGTGCCAGTGGTGGCACTACCACAGTCAATGCTGATTTAAGTGTAGCTGGCAATGCGGTAGTTACAGGAAATTTAACAGTTAATGGTACTACTACAACATTCAACACGAATGTATTGTCTGTTGATGATAAAAATTTAGATTTAGGTTCAGTTGCAGCAGTAAGTGTAACAGGTACTATAGCAGCTGGATCCGCCGTTGTTACAAGCCTAGCCAGTACAGCAAATATTATTCCTGGTTCGTCAGTTACTAGTTTAAGTAGTGCAGGAACAGTTACGCTACCAGCAAGTACAACAGTTTTATCGGTTGATAGCGCAACACAGATTACATTAAGCCAAGCATTAACGGGCTCTGGTACAGCAGCAGCAGCAATTTTAAATATATCCGGTGCAACAGATACTACTGCCAATGGTGGTGGTATTACACTTAAAGGTGCTACAGATAAAACTATTATTTGGGATAGTACCAATAGCAATTGGACCAGCAGTGAGCATTGGAACATAGCCACTGGCAAGGCATTTAAAATCAATAACACTAGTGTATTAAATGCAACAACATTAGGATCAACAGTAGTTGCTTCAAGCTTGACTAGCGTAGGCACAATTGGTACTGGTACATGGCAGGGTACTGTAATTACAGGAACTTATGGCGGAACTGGTGTAAACAACGGCACTAAGACAATAACTTTAGGTGGCAATCTAACAACCAGCACAGGCAATTTAACACTAACTGCTCAAGCAGGTGGATCTAGCGTAACTGTGCCAACCGCAGGCACATTGGCCACATTAGCTGGTAGTGAGACATTAAGTAGTAAAACATTGACGCTGCCAATTATCGAAGGCACAGGTGCTAACTTTAGTGGATCAACTAGCGGAACAACTACCCTATTAGCTACAGCAATAGCAGGAACTACCACAATAACATTACCTGCTGTAACTGGTACGGTTGTAACAACTGGTGATACTGGCACTGTTACCAATACTATGTTAGCTGGATCAATTGCCAATGCTAAATTAACTAATAGCAGTATTAGCATTAACGGCCAACCAGTTAGTTTGGGAGGAAGTGTAACTGTATCTGCAACAGCAACCGCAGCATTAACCATTGGCACTGGCCTAAGTGGAACCAGTTCCACTTACAATGGATCAGCAGCAGTGACCATTTCTATAGATACTGCTACTACAGTTGATAAGACAACATCACAAACTTTAACTAACAAAACACTAACAAGTCCAGTTATTAGTACAATTAGTAATACTGGTACATTGACATTACCAACAATCACTGACACATTGGTTGGCAGAGCCACTACTGATACATTTACTAACAAAACATTTGATACAGCCGGTGCTGGTAATGTATTACAAATTAATGGCACACAAGTAAGTGCAGTAACTGGTACAGGAGCAGTTGTGTTAGCTGCAAGTCCAACAATTACTGGTACACTTGCTACATCTGCTATTACTATTGACAGCTTATTATTAGAAGATACTGCTTCACTTAGTGCAACTACCACAGGAACCAATCAAGTAATTGCTTCAGTGGCCAGCGCCACATATAGAAGTGTGGAATTTTTAGTTTCGATTACTTATAGTACTAGCTATCATTTAACCAAAATTTTAGCCATACATGATGGCACCGCAGTATATATGACTCAATATGGCGAAATATATTCATCAGCTAGTTTGGCTACATTTGATATGGATATATCTGGAGGTAATCTTAGATTATTAGCTAGTCCAGTAACTGCATCAGTAGGAACACCAACAGTATTTAAAGTAGCCATTAAAGCAGTAGCAGTTTAAATAGCTTAAAATTTGAGGAAAAGGGAATCAAATGCCGGCAACCAAAAAGAGTTTTTCAGTAAAGAGTGGATTAGATGCAAACGCCAACTCTATTAGTAATTTAGGTGCATCCAGTTCGTCTTTGGCACTCAGCGGCGGACATTCTGTTGTACTAACCACAGGTGGTGCAACTACGTTAACATTACCGATAAATGGCACTTTATTATATGATGGTGGTGCATTAGGAACTCCAGCAAGTGGAAATTTATCCAACTGTACATTTCCTACATTAAATCAAAATACAACTGGGTATTCTTCAAACTTAGCAGGTGGTAATAATACTACATTATTAGGAGCATTGCCATATCAAAGTGCTGCCAATACAACAACTTTGCTAAGTCCAAATACAACTACAACTAAGAAATTCTTACGTATGACAGGAACTGGCACTAATGGTGCAGCACCAGCGTGGGATACTTTGGTAGCTAGCGATGTTCCTACATTAAATCAAAATACCACAGGTAGTGCTGCCACATTGACAACACCACGAGCAATTAACGGCGTAAACTTTGATGGTAGCGCAGCAATTACCGTAACAGCAGCCGCTGGCACTTTAACTGGTGCTACATTAAACAGCAGTGTTACAGGTAGTAGTTTGACCAGTCTTGGTACGTTGACAAGTTTATCTGTTTCTAATAGCACAGTGTCCAGCTGGACATCCACAATGACTAGTGGAACATTGGGAGGGACAGCTGGTAACCAAGTATTAGTACAGCGTCTAACTAATAATAACGGTAATATAAACTATTTAGAAATAACAGACACAAGAACAGCAACCGGTTCAGATTGGACTACAGCCGGAACACGTATACAAGAAAAAGTCGATAGTACTTGGATGGGATTTATTCAATTTAATGGAAATGGAAATAATGGTGGTATTACGTTTGGCACTGGTACAACTACGGTAAGTGCGACCTCAATTTCAGAACGTCTTAGAATTGATTCCAGCGGTAATGTATATCCTGTAGCAAGCAATACATATAACTTAGGCGGGGCAAGCAACCTTTGGGCTACAGTATATGCTACAACATTTAACGGTACAGCAACAATAGCACGTTATGCTGACTTGGCGGAAAATTATACCTCTGATCAAAACTATGATTATGGTACAGTATTAATGATCGGTGGGGAAAAGGAAGTGACCATAGCTGATGCGGATACACAACGGCTTGCTGGTGTAGTATCACAAAATCCAGCATATTTAATGAACAGTGCCTGTGAAGGTGAATATGTAGTAGCAATTGCTCTACAAGGAAGAACTCCAGTGAGAGTTAAGGGTAAGGTAAATAAAGGTGACTTTTTAGTGTCAGCAGGAGATGGATATGCCAAAGCCACTGACAATCCTAAAATTGGTTCTATCATTGGCAAAAGCCTAGAATCATTTGATGGACAATATGGCATGGTAGAAGTAATGGTAGGTCGACTATGAAAACTTTAATAAAATCAGCATTTTTTTTACTAGCATTAACACTAACAAATACTACTCACGCTTGGACACAACGTCCAGTGTTACCTGTTCAGCAATGCGAACAACACAGTCCATATGGATTTGCCACTACAAAAAGTCAACTAACTCCAATTTGTCGTCAAGCTTATTTGAGTGCTTATGATGCAGCAGCTAAAATACCTAAGTATGTTAGTTACACATTAGAACCCAAAAATGCATTAGGTTGTGTTGAACGTACTAATGCTTTTGTAGCTGATGCCAGTGTGCCTGGCGGCCCCACACCAGATGATTATGTAGGCACGGGCTATGATAAAGGACATGCTGTTCCGGATGGCGATCTCAGTTGGGATCAACAGGTAGAATATGAAAGTTTCCTAATGACCAATATGTATCCACAGGCTGGTTCTTTGAATAGAGGCATATGGAAATTATTAGAAACTTCAGTTCGTGGATGGTCTGTGCAATTAAACAGTAGTTATACCATATATGTAGGTGCAGTATACGACAATAACGATAAAAAAATTGGTAAAAATATTGTTGTTCCACATGGATTCTATAAAATTGTAGTTAATAACTCAACTAAAGAAGTTGCTGGATGGGCTTTTCCACATGTTCCTCCATACCCTAATTTAGGCAATGATCTTATCAAGTTCAGAATGCCTATTAGTCAAATTGAATCAGCAGCTGATGTAAAATTTGGGTTTCCTAAAGGTGCCGTAGAATTATCTCCAGGTAAAGAGTGGCCAGTAAATTTTGGTCAGTTAACTACAGACAAACGTAAAAAGTGTGGTAAAGCAGATTAATGGCTGAATATACTACTGACATAGAAAGAATAGCAACAGCTTTAGAAAGGATTGCTACTTCTTTGGAATTTTTTAAAGATAATGGAGTATTGACCAAAGGTACAGCAGATGAGTTAAACACTCATTCTTTGGCTAAAACTATTTTAAGTCAAGGAACTTCATTAACTGATGCAGTAAAATCTGGAAAAGCAATTCAAGATGCCGTTAAAGATTTAGTTGCCGATCCCGATGATCCCACTAAAAAAGTACCCAATCCTCCTAAAACTTTACTAGTAAAAGGTGTATGGAATTCTTCCCAAAGATATTTAAAAGAAGAAATGACTTCATATAATGATAAGATTTGGTTATGTTTAAGAGATAATTTTGGCATTATTCCAGAGGATGATCCCAGTTACTGGATATCTCCAAGTTGTAACGATATAAAAAATATTCAAGATGCTCCGCCTTTGCCAAAAATTGCCAATGACATACATTCTACTACTCCGGAAGAAGGTGAAGTAGTATGTAATCCTGATACTGGTGAAAAATCTATAGGTAAAAAGGATGGCAGTACAACACCATTAAATGATAATTCCTTAAGAGAAGTAGAAGGCATTCCTACTGCAAAAAATGTAGGCAATTGGTCTAGTCGAAAACAGTATGCAAAAAATGACGTTGTAACTTATAATAATAAATTTTGGGTTGCCGATGAAGATCCTCTGGCCGGAATGGCTCCTTCGGAAAATAATGGATGGTATGAAACTAAAAAAATTAGTGAAATTCCCATATTTTATCCACCAAATGATCTTCCTACCCCGCCCACCCCAACTTATACATTGACGTCAGTTACGTCTAGCGTAAATGAAGGAACTACTTTAAGATTTAACTTGGGCGGCACAAATATTCCAGACGGTATATATCGTTGGAAAGTGACTAACACTACTGATTTTTTAACAAATACAGAATTATTTACAATTACAAATAACTCTGGATACTTTATAGTATATTTAATGCCCGATTCTTTAACTGAGGGGCCTGAAACGTTTACAGCATCTGTTTGGTTAGATGACACATTATTAGTAACAAGCGATCCAGTTACTATTAATGATACAAGTACTACGCCTACTCCTCCTCATACTGTTTGGAGCGCCAGTGTTCATTATTCCAAAGATGATGTTGTAGAATTTTGTGGCATTTACTATGTGGCAAAAGTAAATACTTTTAGAACAATACCAAGTAGAAGTCCTACTGATTGGAGAGTATATTAATGCCAGGTGTAGCAAGAGAGGGCGATTCCACAACAACTGGTCATGGTTGTAGCGCAACAACCACAATAACTGGTGCAACAGGCGCCGGTGCTGGAGTATTTGCAAACGGTATTCCTATAGAGTGCGTGGGAAATCCTACAGCACCACATACTATCAAAGTGGGAAAATACTGTATTCTACATCCCGCAGTAATCAATGCAGGTTCGCCTAATGTATTTGTAGGCGGAGTTGCCGTTGCTCGAATTGGGGACTCCACAGACGGTGGAGCAATTACTTCCGGGTCTGCAGACGTCATAATCAACTGAAAATTTTCACACCTTGCTTTATAGGCTTAAATAAGCATATACAACAAAGGAATGTCAGTGGCAGATAAACTAATCAATTGTTTCACTTATCAAGGAGAACGTGAATTACTAGAGTTCCGTCTCAAATATCTATATGATAAATTTAATGAATTTGTAATTTCAGAGGCAGATTACACATTATCGGGCAATCCAAGAGAATTTAGCTTAGAGCGTGACCTAGACGAGTTGGGCATTCCCAAAGATAAAATTAAAATAGTTCAAGTTCGTCAAAATGATTTGCCCAAATATGGCAAAACAATGGAAGAGCGATATGATGCATTATTTGATATTTTAGGTAAATCAGTATCTCCTAATGCCGTAGTGTTTGCCAATCACATAGATGAAGTACCTAACCTTGGATTTATCGATTACTATACTTCCATTAGTTTAGGTACTCCTACACATTGTATTAGACTGCCACTAGCACATCTAAGTGGGCATATCAATTGGATCCTACAAAGTGCTGCCACTGGCGAAATAGTACAAAATCGTCAAGGATATGTGTGCCGCAGCGAGCATTTTAGAGTACATAGTGTCAGTGATTTCCGTAGAGAAAAAACTAGGGATGGACGTTGGACTTGGGTCGATGTGCCTAGTTTATACTTACAAGATAATAATTTAATTCAAGATGCTGGTTGGAAATTCCAATGGATGGGCAGTAATGATAGAAAATGGCAAACTTACATTGATAGCCATTTCTATTGTGAACATAGCAAATTGGGGCATGAACTTAGACAAAAGTACATGGCTAATTATGTGCCATTAGATGGCTGCCAAGATCCTGTGGCTGTAAGGGGTCATCACTTAAGGCCTTATAACACAGGCAGTGTTCCAAGAATAATCTATGATACACCGCATTTGTTCGAATATTTTAGCCCCACGTTCCCAGAAGGTGCTGAAGCTAACTATCAACCATTTAAGTTTGATTTTGAGCACATGCCAGCTATTACACTAGGAGCACAGGCTAAAAAACGTATTTGGATCGTTGATGATTTCTATGATGATCCTTATTCAGTACGTGAGTTTGCCATGCGACAGGACTATTATGATGATCCTGGATACATAGGCAAGCGTACTCGCAAACAATTTTTCTTTCCTGGTCTCAAAGAAAAATTTGAAGAAATCATGGGACTAAAAATCTCCAATTGGGAAAGTCACGGAATGAATGGGCGTTTCCAGCACAATGTAGCAGGCGAGTCAACAACTTGGCACACTGATTTTCAACGTTGGGCCGGCCTAATCTATCTCACTCCAGATGCACCCTTCCAAGCAGGTACTAGAATGGCCGGTTACAAGAAAAATCGTGTAAGACATTGCAGTGATCCTAGGATCATGGATTGTTTTAATCAGATCACTTTCTTAGATGGTACATTATATGAAGATGTGGACATTGTAGGTAACGTGTTTAATAGACTGGTAATCTATGATGGCGGGCTAATTCATGCTGCTATGGAATATTTTGGAGACAATATCGAAAATTGTAGAATGTGGCACATGTTCTTTTTTGATACTCACTAATAGCCAATAATAAGGGCTACAACACATAAACATGCTAAATTATTAACAAGGAGAAATATTATGGCAGATAACAGATTCGTAGAATTCAAAGCAATTGCAGACACAATGGAAGGTGACTTCGAGAAGTTTTACGTTAAGGGAGTAGCAGCAGCTGGCACCCGTATTCGTAAGAGCCTACAAGAAATGGCCAAGTTGTGCAAGGAAGTTCGTAAGGACGTTACCGAAGTTAAGAATGCTCGTAAAGAAGACAAGCCAGCAGCCAAGCCTTTGGCCAAAGCAGCCTTCAAGACAGCACCAGTAACAGAAACAACCAAAGCTTCTGTAACCAAGCTTGCAAAGAAAGTAAAATAAATATATAATATATTCATTTTAGACTAAGGAGGATAAAATGAAAAAAATATTATTTACAAGTTTATTAGCTTTCGCGATGCCGGTAATGGCGCAGCATCATCATGGTATGCGCCATTTCGATCATTATCAGCATAGACATTCAAACTGGGGGTGGGTGGCACCTGCGGTAATAGGCGGTGCAGTTGTGTATGGACTGACCAGACCAGCCCCTGTTGTTATTCAACAACCTCCAGTTTATATTCAACAACCAAATACTGTAATTATTGACGGTGTAACTTATGTGCAACAAACAATGATTATCAATGGTGTTGCCCAAGAAGTATTGATTAAACAATAATAGGAAAATTATGGAAAATTTATATATTGAAGTAGTGGATGGAAAAATCATTAATCATCCAATTTTTGAATCAAACCTCATTGAGGTATTTCCTGATATTGAATTAAATGACCATGACAAGTACATTCCTTTTGAAAGAATTCCGCAGCCTGCTATTGGTGTTTTTGAAGTAAATGAAGGGGTTACTTATGAATTTGATGGTCCAAACAAAGTTAAAGATGTTTGGAAAGTTAGACCCATGACAGCTGAAGAAAAACAGGCTAAGATTGAACATTATCGTGCAATGCAGCCTTACCCAAGTTGGACTTTTGATGAAGAAACTTTAGCTTGGAGTGCTCCTGTTCCTTATCCTGGAGAAATTCCACAGCCGGGACAAGATGTAACTAATTTAAAAAGATATATGTGGGATGAAGATTCCCTAAGTTGGAAAGAACTTGATTTAGAAAGTTTAAAAGGTTAATATGGCATACTCAACACAGGTAATCGATCACTATGAAAACCCACGCAATGTGGGTAAAATGGATCCTGAAGACACTAATGTGGGTACAGGACTTGTAGGAGCACCTGCTTGTGGCGATGTAATGAAGCTACAAATTCGTGTGGAAGATGGCGTTATAACAGATGCCAAATTTAAAACATACGGATGTGGTAGTGCTATTGCTAGTAGCAGCCTAGTTACTGAATGGGTCAAAGGCAAAACATTAGATGAAGCTGGTACTATTCGTAATACTGATATTGCACAAGAACTGGCATTGCCACCAGTTAAAATACACTGTAGTATACTAGCAGAAGATGCTATCAAGTCTGCTATTGATGACTATAGAAAAAAACATGTTGACCCTAACTGAAAAGGCAGTAATAAGAGTTAAAGAGCTACTACAGCATAGGGGCAAAGGCCTCGGTATCAAACTGGGTGTAAGAACTAATGGATGCTCCGGTATGAGCTATACATTAGAATTTATAGATTTAGTTGATGAAACGCTAGCTATATATGACTGTAATGGTGTTCATGTCTATATGGATCCAAAACATACTATATACCTTAAAGGCGTAGAGATGGATTGGGTAACGAAGGGACTTAACTCTGGATTTGAGTTTAACAATCCCAATGAAAAGAGCCGCTGTGGATGCGGAGAAAGCTTCAGCATATGAAGCCTTGGACCAGAGAAAACACACAGGATTGGATCAACAAGTTAGAAAGTCGTCTAGAGGATATTGATTACTATCTGAGACGCACAATAGAATGGTGTGAGGAAAACCAAGTTTATGACGACGAAAAAGTTATGAGCTGTGCCTTTATTACTTGTATATGGGTTAGTCATATGCGTGATGAGCCCATTAGTTTTAGTGAATTGGTATCATTTTTAGGGATAGAAGGGTCAGGGTCGGAGGATGATAAGCTATATGATCTTGGCCCAACATTCAAAGACATGGATCTTGAGGACATTTTGACCCTATTAGCGGGCAATCTTTCAAAGTGGTAGACACTGACTAATTTAGACTATATACTATAGCTTGTGTTTTTTACTTTTGGTGAAAATTATGAGTATGCATTTAGAAGGGCCTTGGCTTAGCACTACGGGTAAGCGTAAGGGCAAACACAAGTTTAAAAATGCCGATGAGGCAAGGAAAGCGAGAGAGTTGGATGAAAGCTGGAAAGAACTCCAAAAGAAATGGAATGTCGAAGCAGAGGACAAAAAGCGTAATCGTGCGCTCACGGCTCCTGCATTCAAGCCAGCGCCAACATATTACAGAGGTATGGAGAACCCCCATATTCCCAGCCTCAACAATGGTATAGACACGGGTTCAGCGCTTAAACAGCCTGAAAAAGTCTATACCGGTTCAAAGATTAAGGGTATTGGTACTATGCATAAGAGCAACGCAGTTCCTATTTTCACCGATGATGAAGCAAGGGACATCGCTCATATGCGTCGCTAGTATTCTTATAATCCCGCGTAAAGGAGAAAAAAATGATACGCATCATAAAAATCTTATTGGTTGCATTAGGATTGGCAGTTGTTGCATGGATTGGCTATAACGCTATCATGTATAAACTTAACAGTCCAAAAGAAATCAATATCAAAATGACGTCTATTACTGCCGATGTGCGTAATAAACAATTAGAGTGTCTAGCCAAAAACATTTACTACGAAGCAGGTGGTGAGCCATTTGAAGGCAAAGTGGCTGTGGCACAGGTCACTATTAATCGCAGTGAAAGTGGTCAATTTCCACGTGACCTATGCAAGGTCATTTACCAAAAGAACGTGGTATATGAAAAGGTTCTATGCCAATTTAGTTGGTATTGTACAGCACCCAGTGCTAGAACCCCAAAAAATACCGCAGCCTATAAGGAAAGTGAGATAGTAGCACGACAAGTCTTACTGGAAGGTTTTAGACTGCCCAGTTTGAATAATGCTCTATACTTTCATGCCAAAAGTCTCAAGCCAGGGTGGGATCGTAAAAAAATAGCCACCATCGGTGGTCATGTTTTTTATCAATAAGGAGTTAATATGAATTTTGGAATTCTACGTGAATTGGTAAATTTAAAACGAATGCGGGATAGTGTGGTCAATGGTATTGGTCATGCCAGCGCAGAAACTTTGGGTTGGGTTGGTGTGATCCTTATTCATATGGCCACTATTCCTACCCTAGTAGCAGTATTGACTGGCTTAACTGAGAAGATGCCGCCCGTGGACATGGTCGGTCTACTTTGGTTGGGCTTGTTCATGTTCTTTGTGCGTAGTGTCATTGCCAAAGACTTGCTCAATATTATTACAATTGGGTTTGGATTCTTCGTTCAGGCTGGTTTAATGGCCTTAATCATCTTCAAATAATAAAGGATCGAGATGGATATTAAAGTATCGGGTATTACTTATAAAATACTCACTAAAACTGCCGAGGAAATGGGCGGGCATATTGGATTGGCAAATTTTAATACACAGGAAATTTGGATTCATCAAAATATGACCCCCCAAACTAAAATGATTGCTCGTTGGCATGAAACTGTACATATTTTGGAAAAGGCATATGGAGTGAAAATGAGTGAAGAGCAGGTTACTATTTTCACCCATGCATTGATTGCCTTGTTAAAGGATAACCCCGGGATCGTGGATCAATTTGACAAGGAGTAATCTATTACTCAAAAAGTGTTGACAAAGTCGCTAGGTGATACTATAATAACACTATAGCGACTTTGCTATGACACACAGAGAGGAATAGATGAGTAAGTGGATTTTGATAGGTGCTATTATTGTTTTGGCTCCTACCTTTGTTATCAATACCTTTGCCAGCTTTGTAACATTTGCAAGCAATCAAGGTAAGTCATTAGTAACTGAAGTGGCTAAAGAAGCCAGTAAAACTGTTCAGGAGGTTTCACAATGAAACGAGCACTACTTATTCCTATTATTGCAAGCCTTACAGCCTGCTCCAGTATGCAAACAATTGAAGAGCGTAAGACGTATGCTCAACCAGATTGGTATGTGAGCTGTGCCCAAAGTGGTACAGAAGGTTATTTCTGGTGGACCAAAGAATATGCATATGCTTGTGGCGCAGGAGAAAGTGTTTTTGCACAGGCTGCCGAAGAGCAAATGTATGCTATTGCTATGAATAACTTTGCCAAGCGTATTAACAGCGAAGTCAATAGTGAGACAGAGATTAACTTTGTCAATGACAAAAAGACTACAAGGACTCGTATTTCCTATGCTGTAAAGAACACTACGATTCGTGAGCATTTGAATCGTGAGATGGGGCAGTTTACCATGGCAGGACGTCATTATACTTTTGTTCGTCTTAAAATGCCTAAGGCTGTGTTTGATCAACTTATTCAAGAAGCAAAGGCTGGAAAATGAAATACCTTGGGCTAATTCCTGTGGTATTAGTCGTAAGTTCTTTGGGTTCCGGGTGTGCCAGTACACCCGCTCCTAAAACTGCTAGGCAATACTGCTATACCAGTCAAGAGATTAAAACTCGCAATAACGAAAAAGTAGATAGTCAAACAACAGTTAGTTGTAATGATGATCCTATTGAACGAATTCCCACTAGAGCCATGGGAATTAGCCCTAAATGTTTTGAAAATCCATATCGACATGTTTTGCCCAGTGGGCGTATTATTGAAGGAATGACTTATGCTTGTCAAAAACGCGATGGTACTTGGGAAACTATTGACGGTGATCGCCTTAGGTAGTGCCCTGCCAGTTCACGCTCAAAATCGTGCAACCGAATCTGTTATTACACTGTATAACATCTTTAACAAGATGTTTGACAGAGCTACGGATGTAGATAAACAAAAGATGCAAGGTGCTGTTTATACAGCATTGAATAATCTAGAAAACGGTGAAGAGCTCAAATGGTATAATGACCAAAGTGGAAATCGTGGTACCGTGGAAATCGTAGTTACAACCACGATGAATGGAGAACTGTGTAGACGTTTCTATGCTTCCTTTTACACAGATAGAAAAGATCGCCATTTTGAAGCCTGGGCTTGTTATAATGAAAGAAATCGTGCATGGAATGTTTTCTAATAAATAATTCTATATGATTCTAGCCCTACTAACTTTTTTTGCAGGAATATCGATATCCACTATAGCTATATACTATTCAGTATTAGGATTGACTAGTATATTTGCGGCGGCGTTCATGCCCATAGTTATTATGGGCACCGTGTTAGAAGTTAGTAAATTGGTCACCGCATGGTGGCTTAAAGCTAACTGGCAAAGAGCACCTATAGCTCTAAAAAGTTATCTTTCTTTGGCTGTAGTGGTTCTCATGCTAATTACCAGCATGGGTATTTTTGGCTTTTTAAGCAAAGCCCATAGTGATCAAGGCCTGGTGTCGGGTGATGTGGCTGCCAAAATAGCAATATATGATGAAAAAATTAAAACAGCCAAAGAAAATATTGAAGCCAGCCGCAAGCAACTTAAACAAATGGACGATGCTGTTGAGCAAATCATGGGTCGCTCAACGTCTGAACAAGGTGCTGACAAATCCAATGCTGTGCGTCGAAGTCAGCAAAAGGATCGAGCTGCGTTGGCCAAGGACATTGAAGCCAACCAAAAACTTATTGCTAGCCTAAATGAAGAGCGAGCACCTATTTCGGCAGAAGTACGCAAGGTCGAAGCAGAAGTCGGCCCAATCAAATACATAGCCGCATTATTATATGGTGATAATCCTGATGCCAACTTACTAGAAAAATCTGTAGTTTGGGTAATCTTGACCATTGTGTTTGTATTTGATCCATTGGCAGTATTGTTGTTACTGGCTAGTCAAATGAGTTTCCAATGGATCAAGGAAGATCCCAAAGATACGCCACCAGAGGAACCAGTTAGTACAGACCCTACTCCAGATCCAGAACCTCCACTGAAACCTGAACCATATAGGCCCAGTTTTAAAAAAGCTAAGTTTGACTACAAGGGAAGTTGGCCTAGCAAAAAGCCCAAGGTTGAAGAGCCCATAGCGGCCACTATTCCGGAACCAATAGTAGAACCCGTAGTGCCTACATACTTAACTCCTGACAAAAGTTTTTGGGAAAAGCCAGAAGGATGGGTAACTGTTCCTCCACAAGTTTATATTCCAGAATCGACGGAGGATCATACTACTATGTATGTGACACCTGATGAGGCATTTAAAGGGTTGCCTACTAGTATAGAACTAACAGCAGTAGTTGATGAACCAATTAAAGACAAGAGTCAACTTCCAGAAGAGGATCAGATCGAAAAAAAAAAGTAGCCGCTGATAAGGAAGATAGAATTATTCTTGTGGAAGATCAAAGATCCAAAAGAATAGCCTATCTCAAACAACTTCAGAAAGAAGAACTAAAAAAATGGAAAGATGCCAATGAAGAGGACACAATTAAACGTCAACTTAAATTGAAAAAAATGGGCTTAATTGATCGTCTTCCATGGCAAATTGATGAGTTGGAAGAATTAAAAAAGAAGAAGACATTATGAATTTAGGAAAAATTAACGTAATTACTCCGCCAGACAAATTGTACAATATGACTCCTAGTTTGTTATTGGTAAAACCAAGTTTGGAACTAAAAGAACATTTTCAAAAACAAATAGCAAAATTTCCTAGTGAACTAAATGTATTTGTATTTGGCACTGAAGAAACTGATATTGATTGGTTATTAAGTGTACACAAGATGTCAGACATTACTGTGATAGATATAGATAATTGCGATGCAGTAACTAAAAGCTTTGTCACATTAATGTTGACATTTCCGGATAGTTACTATATGACCAAAGACGAAGTTACTCCATATGGTTTGCTTTCAAAAAATAGGATTTATGATTTTGATTCAATACCATTTTTCATTCTAGTAGAAGAGGATGAGGAAGATGAACAAGAAGAGGAAGAAGAATGAGCATGTTTCTTGGCAATAAAGTAATCTTAAAAGAATACGAAGATATTAATCGTGCCCTTAGAAGATTCAAAAACAAAGTTGACGAAAGTGGTTTACTAGACGAACTACGCAAGAGAGAATTTTACGAAAAACCTACCACTGAGCGGAAGCGGAAGCGTGGTGCTGCTATCAACAGATTTAAGAAGAAATTAGAGAAAGAACAATTACCACCGAAGCTTTACTAAACGCAAAAACTCTGTTATAATACAGTTTTTACAGTAGGTAATCATGGCAAAACATCTCATGGTGGACTTGGAAACATTGGCCACCACTCCAAATGCTGCTATCCTAACCATAGGCGCAGTGACTTTTGACCCTAATAGCACTAAAATCTATGACGAATTTTATCGTAGAATAGAACTAGAAAGTCTTGAACCATTGGACACTTACATTGACAATGGCACTTTGGAATGGTGGAGCAAACAGGATGAAACTGCTCAAGATGAAGCTTTTAATCCAGATGGACGTGAACCAATTCAAAGTGTATTAGAGGACTTTTATAAGTTTTGCATGGGTTCAAATAAGTTTTGGAGCCATGGTGCTACTTTTGATATTGTGATTCTTGAGTATTATTTTAGGAAAATCAATAAGCCATTCCCATGGAATTTTTGGGATGTGAGAGATACTAGGACTATTTTTGACTTAGGTATGGATCCTGAAATGCCGCAGGCCAACAAGCATAATGCTTTGGAGGATGCCAAAAGACAGGCCATAGGAGTTCAAAATATGTGCAAAAAGCTAGGGAGAAAATTTACCTAGCATAAATAGTTTTGTGCATCGCCCGGTTGGGGTTGCATAAAATGGGCGTGTTGCCCAAACCGTTCTTGCTTAAAAAGGAGAAAAAACATGAACGCAATGACTCGTTTTGACACCCAAGCTCTAAACAGAGCACTTGTTGGATTTGATCGTATGTTTGACACATTCGAGACTAGATTCGGCAATCAACTCAGTTCAAACTATCCCCCATATAATGTAGTCAAAAAAGATGACGATCATTATGCTATTGAAGTAGCAGTCGCCGGCTTTAAAAAGAACGAAATTACTGTGGAAGTGGATGGTGATCAACTCACAATCAAAGGACAGCGTAACAAAGACGAAGCTGATGAAGTGCAGTATATGCATCGCGGACTCAGTGCTCGTGATTTTGTTCGCCAGTTTACTTTGGCTGAGTATATGTTGGTTCGGGGTGCTTCAATTCAAGATGGCGTGATTCGTGTTGATTTGGAACGAGTAGTTCCGGATCATATGAAACCACGCTTGATTGACATTGTAGAAATTAAGTAATATAATTAGGGGAGGCTTTCTTCCCCTATAGTTAGCCTCCCCACTTTTGGAGATAAATGAACATGTCCGATGATGTTAAACTAGAAGATCGAGTTCAACTAGACGAAAAGATTAAACAAAAAATCATTGAACCTAAAAAATGGAAAGTGATTTTTTTAAATGATAATCATACTCCCATGGAGTTTGTTGTTACTGTATTGATTGAAATTTATAAACACACAATGGAAGTTGCACAAGAACTTACACTTCAAATTCACGACACCGGTAGTGGTGTTGCAGGTACATATACATTCGAGATAGCGGAAATTAAAGCAGTAGAAACTACTAACTTGGCAAGGGCACAAGGCTTTCCGCTACAAATTAAACTTGAAGAGGAATAAATGAGTTTACGAGAGATCACTAAGGATCTGCACCACGAAGCAGAAACTACAAAATTTGCCAAACTACTATTAAGTGGCAAAATTAGCAAAGAAGATTACGCAAATTATCTATATCAAATGTTACTGGTCTATGGCCCAATTGAGTTTGGCAATAGAATGGTTGGTAACATGGACAACCTAAAAGGCATTGAAAGATTGCCTGCTATCTATAAAGATTTTATGGAATTAGCTGGACCAGATCATAAGTATGTTTGGCTACCAGAAAGCATTGCTTACCACAACTATCTAGTTGACTTGATCAATGATGTTGATCGTAGACATTTGATTAAGGCACATTTATACTGCCGTCATATGGGCGACCTTAATGGTGGATTGATTATTAAGAAGCAAGTTGCTGCTATCAGCAGTGGACATTTCTATGAATTTGATAATGCTGCTGAACTTAAAGTGGCTATTCGTGCAGAACTAACAGATGACTTGGGCGACGAAGCTCGTGTGGCATTTGAATGGGCCATTAGAATGATGAAGGATTTGTATAATGGTGAGTAAAGTTTGGGATTCACTTATTTCCGTACAGAACCTTCTTGAGGAAAGTTTTGCTAGAACTGGCGTTGAGCAGTTTGAAAAAGGCATGGAGCGGTTCAATCAACCTGGTTGGGTTAATCGTGTATGGAGTAGTGAGTCCTATCGTCGTGCTCACGTTGACGTAGTAGACGCTAGAGAGAAAAAGGGCTTATGGATGATGCATTGTTGTGTGTTTCCACATACGCATAATCCAGCCCCAATCTTTGGCTTTGACGTCATTGCAGGAAAAAACAAGATCACTGGCTGTTTCTATGATTACAGCCCAACCAGTGATGACGTTCATCCTATGACAGAGTGGTTCCAGCATGAAGTTAGTAAAATGGCATGGCACAAGCCTAGAGCATTGCCAGAGTGGGCACAGCGTATTTTCAGTCCCAGTATGGTAGCAGCAGGCAATGTGCAGGATGAAGAAGAGTTGGATCAAATAGTAGCCATGGCTCGTACTGGTGTTGACCATTACCTTGCTACGGTAGGCGAAACCAATCATACTGCCACGGACACCAGTGATAGACAGAATTATTACGCACAGAATCAAAAACAAAACCCACATACTCCCAAAGTTATGGTTAGTTTGGGCCTAAGTGAGGATGATGTGCGAGTGTTTATTCAGGAGTGCCTCTTCCCAGAAATTGCATAAATACCACTATGCGATTTACTGAATTTATCCGAGAAGCAAGTATCTTTACTAAGCCTGGTACATATACCTATGGCCATAAAGTTAATATTGCTGTTAACAACAAGCAAATTGGCCAGAAATTATTATCTGCCATTAAATTTCATATACCAGAATTCACAGGCGATGAAGATCTCGAATGGGTAGAGCCTATTAAAAGCACACCAGAAAATGAAATAATTCCTATAACTGTAGGAAGTGGCAACAATCATAGATTTTTTAAGCTACCCAATGGACCAGTGATTGAACTTATCGGTGCTGATAAGGTAATACAAGGTGGGTTGACTCATGCTAAAGGACAAAAAGGTAGTACAGCAGAAAATGCGGGTGATGCCAGTGAACCGGTTTTAAGTGCCGCAGTAGTTGCCAAACTTATTAAAAGAGGGCAGAATGATGTGGAAGACATCGATGCAGATGATGTTAAAAATATCTTGACCCAAGCTGTTAGTAATCCTAATTTAGAATTTCAAGTTGAAGACAAAAATAGCAAAGTCGCTGATATTATCAAGTTTACTATAATGGTTAAAAAACCAACATTAAATTTTCTTTCCGATCCAAATTTTTGGGAAGGAAAAATGGGAGAAATATTACCCAGTGTAATACACTATGCTAACAGTGGACATATGGATCGTTATGCCGATTACTTTTATAAAAACGGCAAAGTAGACATGATACATGTTAAAAGCGACGGTGTAAGTGAAGCAAAAGAACGTAAAACAGACATCGAAGCCACAGTAAATGGACGTCCGTTAAAGGGTATGAATGTAAGTCTTAAAGCAGGCAGCCCACATATTGGCCAAGTAGGTGGTGGCCAAATTAGAAATCCAAAAGCTACCGGGTACATTTTAAATAATGCAAATGATTTATTTGGACCATTTGGAGTAGAGATTACTCCCCCAGCTCAAATTACCGATAAAGTAGAATTTTGGGTTGATGCTTATAAACAAGCAGCCGAGCAACTTAAAGAAATGTTGTCAGGAGATGACGCAAGAACAGAAGCAGGTATTGTTGCTAAGATTGCTGATTTCGTCGCCAATCATGGCACTAGTGGAGATCCCAATATCAAGTTAGTTAGCTTAGGTAAAACAGGCATAAGCACTGTGCATAGTTTTAAAAGTCTAAAAAGAAAATTAATATCAAATAACATTGATTTGACTTGTGAGTACCGCGAAGGCAGAAGTAAAATTAAAAAACAACCACGCCCAGAATTAAGAATATATGATAAAAATGGTGCTGGTGCTGTTATATACATTAGATACAGTTCTACAGAAGACGAATTAAAGATTTGGAATACTGTGGAAATGAAGGAGTTGTTAAAAAAATTAACTACTATAACTCACGAGAAAAGAGTTAGAGATCCTTCAGATTCCTTATCTGATGAGCCCGAATTAATTGAGCCAGCTCCTCCCCAACAACCAACACAACAACCAGCACAACAACTGCCGACTCAACAAGAACCAGCGCAACAAGAGCCAGTACAACAGAAACAAAGATTGGGTCACTTAAGACAAGGCCCAGAACAAGAGCCTGAAACTGAACCTACACAAACTCCTAAGCCTGGAGGATTTTTCGCCAAGTATGGATATCCACAAAAATATCCAAAACAAATAAAAGAAGAATTATTTTCTATTTTAAAGAACGCAGGCATAAGATAGTTAAATAGTACTACTTATTGAGTACGATGTGATTGATTTGAACTATCAAGAATTATTTTTAGACATATACAAGACAAACTTTTGGAGAGACGCAGAATCTAGAAGTGGTACTGGCTCCAATTTATCAAGCACTCGTAAATTGGTTGAAGAACTTCCAGCTTTATTTAGAATGCTGGAAGTTACCAGTATTTTAGATATTCCCTGTGGTGATTACTATTGGATGCGTACTGTGCCTATGCAGGGCATACAATACATTGGCGCTGATTTAGTGCCAGAAATTATTGCGGATGATAGACTAAAATATCCCAATGTAAGTTTTATAGAATTAGATATACTATCCGACAAGCTACCTAGTGTGGATCTTATCATAGTGAGGGATTGCCTAGTGCATTTTCCCGATGAAGATGTTTTTCGAGCATTGAATAATGTATATGAAAGTGCCAGTAAATATTTTTTATCTACTACATTTCCAAATCATTCCAATAAAAAAGATATTGAAATGGGTGATTGGCGACCACTTAATCTAGAAGATGCTCCTTTTAATTTGCCCAAGCCCTTGGCCATTATTAACGAAGGCCTAATAGGCGATTGTAACGATAAAAGTATGGCCGTTTGGAGTGTTGATCAACTAGGATAAAACCTAGTTACATTAAACCAAACTTCACTATTTGGTTCACAACTGTCAGTACACATTAGTTCAACTGTATCAGTTTGACAGGTACGTTCAAAAGCTTCTATTACTCGTTGGCTATAAATCCAAACTCTATCTGGACAAATATTCAACGCAATTTCTACATTTAAAGAATTTACTGAAATCTCATAAACCTGTATAGCGTGTACGTTATCATCCAAACTGAAATCTCTAGCATATGAATCAGCATGTAACCAAGTTATAGGTTCATCAGGCAACACGGCTTCACTGGCTTTTAGTCCTAAAAACACTACATCGTTGAATCCTGCTTTTACTAGTCTATCTTTGGTCTTTGGACCTATGCAATATATTTTACGATCTAATAGAGAACCACTATAATGTTCTATGGCATTATAGTGTGTAATTAACACAGAAGAAGTAAATACTGGGGCATGTTGTATGCCCTTGCTTTCCAAACAAGGTATCCAAATGTTTTTATTTGGATCGATCATTTGGGTGTATATTTGTCTCATAATGATAAAAGTAGTCCCTATTTACAATAACTGGGTAGCGAATCCGTTATTGAGGCTTAGGGATCAAGCCACATAACCCAAACGGTCCTAGGGTATGTTAGCAATATTTACCAAAATATTAGCATTTTTCAAACTAAGACTATATAATATGCAAACATTCTTTACAAAGGAGAAATTTATGAAGAAAATCGTTACTATCGCAGCTCTAATGGCAGCTACCACTTTGGCTAGTGCTGCTAGCATCACCATCGAAGGCCAAGATCAACAAGGTCATCGTGGTGCTCGTGATAGCACAAACTATTCACTCAGCGTCAAGTATCCAGTCAATAAAACTTTTGCTGCTGATATTGGTTTCACTGCTTATCAACAAGATGGTACCAAAGCATTGAGCAACAGGCTCGAAGCTGGTGTCACTGGCACTATGCCAGTTGGTCCAGTAAGCTTATATGCTCGTGTTGCAGTAGGCGAGAAATTCAGCAATGGTGCTGATTTTGAGTACTACAGTGTTGAGCCAGGCGTTGTATACAATTTTACCGACAAACTAAGTGGTAAAGTAGGCTATCGTTTCCGTAATGGATTTGGCAACAATGGCAATTTTGACACTACTCACACTGCTCGTGCTGGTGTTAGCTATGCCTTGACCAAGCAGGACACAGTTGGTGTTCGTTATGACCAAGTTCGTGGTGACAGCTTTAACCACAGCTTTAACTTTGCATATACTCGTTCATTCTGATCAGAGGCAAGGTAAAATAAAAAGGGCCCTAAGGCCCTTTTTTATTAAATAAAATTATGAACCCACTTGATCTTAAAACACAACAAATAACCAATGCCATCTTTGAGGTGATAGAACTGGCCTATAGTCAAGGTAGAACCATAACATGGAGAACTATTTTTGAATTTCTCCAATTACCAGACATAGCTTGGAAAGAACAACACGATCTCGATGAAAAAATTATTATCGAAAGTGAGAGTGATTTGGTTATTTTAAAGGCCATGTTAAGCAGTAATTTTGCCACCAAACATTAAAATGACTCCTACAATAGCTTTATTCATTGCCGATCCTAAATGTTCAGTACAAAGCGGCAATGGAATACTTAAAGCCTTAGGTGACTATTACAAATTTAAAATCTTCAGCAAAAATTCATTAGAGTCTGACTTCTTTGACAATGTAGACATGGTAGCAGTGCCTGGTGGTTTTGGCGATGCGGATTCATTTGACACGTTATTCAAACTTAACGCACCCAGAGTAAAACAGTTTGTTAAACAAGGTGGCAAATATCTTGGTATATGTATGGGTGCGTATTGGGCAGGAAAACACTATTTGAACATGTTGGATGGTGTAGATGCTGTACAATATATTCACAGGCCCAACACAGACACACGTAGACCACATGCCAAAGCACAAACAGTATTATGGGCAGGTCAAGAAGAACAGATGTTTTTTTACGATGGATGTGCCCTAATTGGACCAAAAATAAATTCTTGTGACATATGGAGTTTATATCCCAACGGTGACCCCATGGCCATTGTACAGGACAATATTGGTTTAATTGGATGTCATCCTGAAAGTGAACAGTTTTGGTATGACAGCTATAGTTGGATGCGTAAACACTGGCATGAAGGAAAACATCACGAATTGTTACTTGATTTTGTTAATGAACTAATGTAATATTTGCTACTAAATGTTGTAATAAATATGTAATCTAGGAGCAATTATGAAACAAAATAAACTAGTTCGTAAAGTCTATGAAGCCTGCATTGAAAACAATCTTGAACGATTACAGGAACTTAAGAAAAAAGAGTTTGCAAAAATCTTCAAGCGTAAGGGAAATGGTAAAACAACGTTCGGCTCCAAATGGTCTGTAATAAGATTGTAATAGGAAAGAGTTGTACGACTCGGTAAATATTGCTATGCAGCAAAAAAAATTTCGAACAATTGCTATTAGTGATGTACATTTAGGCACTAAAGATTGCAAAGCCGAATATTTAAATAATTTTCTTAAACACAATACCTGTAATAAATTGTATCTCATAGGGGATATAATAGACGCTTGGAAAATAAAACAAAATCGTCTTAAATGGCGTCAAAGCCATACTAACGTAATTCGCCGCATACTGGGACACGCCAAGCGTGGAACCGAAGTAGTTTATGTGGCAGGTAATCATGACGAATTTTTAAGACCAATGATACCTTATGGGCTAAGTTTTGGTCGTATTAAAATCTGCAATCAAGCAGAACATATTGGCATAGATGGCAAGAGATACCTTGTGGTGCATGGTGATTTATTTGATGGTATTACTAGGCTGGCACCTTGGCTCAGTATATTAGGAGATAGGGCATATGACTGCGTTCTTAACATTAACACTAAACTCAATTGGATTCGTCATCGTATGGGTTTTGGCTACTGGAGCCTTAGCCTGTACCTTAAGCACCGGGTCAAAAAAGCGGTAGATTTTATGTTTCAATTTGAACTAAATCTAGCCAGTTATTGTAAAAAGAAGGGCTATGATGGAGTGATCTGTGGACATATACACAGGGCTGAAATTAAACAAGTAGATGGAATTGTCTATATGAATGATGGAGACTGGGTGGAAAGTTGTACAGCACTAGTTGAACATTGGGATGGTCGTTGGGAAATCATAACTTGGTCGGAGATTCAAAAAAATGACATGGCTATTGATACTGCTAGCAGTACATAAAACTAATCCCAATGATATTCCTGGACGAGTAACACTTGAGTTTGAAAGCCAAGCCGCATGTGAACGTAGTTTATCTAACATGGAGTATTGGCTCAAGTTTGACAGTTTTAAGGTGGAAGGCAGATGTATAAAAAAATCCTCATCATAACAGACAATGTACCATCACAAGTTAATGGCGTGGTTACAACATTTAATAACTTGGAAATATATGCTGAACGTGACGGTTATGATTTTGTTTATCTTGATCCCCGGCAGTTTAATCATATTCCCTGTCCTGGCTATGGTGAAGTCAAACTTAGTTGGACATGGGGCATTGGACGCATTATTCAAAAAGTGGATCCGGATTATATCCATATTGCCACGGAAGGACCAGTAGGATTTGCTGCTCGTTGTTGGATGGACTATTGGGGCTGGCGTTATAACACCAGCTATCATACAAGATTCCCAGAAGCCATAAACAAAATTGCAGGCATACCTACAGATTGGAGTTATCGTTACTTACGTTGGTTCCATAAGCATAGTGGCCGTGTACTAACTACTACACAGAGCATGGTAGATGATTTAGTCAGTCGTGGATTTAGAACTGATATTAAGCCATGGACTCGCGGTGTAGATCGAGACGTATTTAATAGCACTACAAGAACAGCCACAAACAAAAGGCAACCTATATTGTTAAGCGTAGGGCGTGTCAGTAAAGAAAAGAATTTGGATGACTTCTGTAGATTGGACTACCCCAATGCTACTAAAATTGTAGTGGGTGATGGACCATGCCGTCGTCGTATGGAACGTGAATACCCAGATGTTGAATTCGTCGGGGTAAAGCGTGGATTAGAATTGGCTCAATATTATGCTGATGCAGATGCCTTTGTATTCACCAGTCGTTGGGACACATTTGGTATAGTAATGATTGAAGCCATGGCCTGTGGCACTCCCGTGGCAGCCTATCCAGTAACTGGACCACAGGATGTTATTGATCAAGGTCTAACAGGTTATATGGACGAGGCCCTTAAAACTGCTGTAGATCAATGTTTGAAATTAGATCGAGTTAAGGTGGAAGAAGCCAGCTTACGTTGGAGTTGGCAGGAATGTTGGAATATATTCAGAGATAACTTAGTATATAAATGATCTAGCCTCTTACTTAAATAATTAAGTAGGTTTTGCAAGGAAATAATTGCTATGATCAAAAAAATAATTGCCTGTTCAATATTTTCCAATTTTTTAATTTGTGCAAATGCTCAAACACTGATTAATCAAGGCGGATACGACTCCAAAACACTGGTAGATACTAACAGCACCAGTAATAGTACTAGTACCGTTAATACCAATAATACTAGCACCAGCAATAGTAATAGCACAAGCACTAGTACGGTAAACAGCAATAGCAATAACGTTAACTCCAGCGTTAACACTAACAATAATATTCAAAGCGGCACAGTTACCAATAACAACGTCAACAGTGGCACAGTTACCTATAATAATAACAACAATAACGTCAATAGTGGAACAGTAACTTATAACAATAACAATGTGAATAGTGGCACAATGACCAACAATAATAACAATGTCAGTGCCAGTACATCCGTTAACACTAACAATAACATCCAAAGTGGTACAGTAACCAACAATAACAATAACGTGAATACTGGAGATATGACTAATCGTAATATCAATACCAGCACAAGTACTAGTGTCAACACTAATAACAACATCAATAGTGGTACAATGACATATAATAACAATAATGCCAGTACCAGCACAAGTACTAGCAACAATGTCAATACCAATAATAATATTAACAGTGGTACGATGACATACAATAACAATAATGTCAGCAATTCTGTCAACAAAAACCTTAATGTTAATCGAAGCACCAGCAATAATGTAAATCAAAACATTAATACTAGTACCAGTACTAATTACAACTATGGTACAATGACCAATAAGAATATTAATACCAGTACTAGTAATAATACAAACAAAAACGTCAATGTCAATACTGGCACAATGACTTATAACAATAACAATGCCAGTACAAGCACCAGTACCAATGTTAATACTAACAATAATATTACCAGTGGTAGTATGACTAATCGTAATATTAATTCCAGTAACAGCACTAGTTCAAATAGTAATGTTAATACCAACAATAACATTAACACTGGCACAATGACCAACAATAACAACAATGTAAACACCAGTGTAAGTGCAAGCACTAGCAATAATGTCAATAACAGCAACAATGTTAATCAAAACGTACAAACTGGTGATATGACTAACCGCAATATCAACTCATCAGAAATTACACAGCGAGTCATACAACCTCCTCCCACAGCCATTGCTCCTACTATGATGAGTGGTGGTAATGCTGACCTATGTACAACTGGCGTAAGTGGTGCTGTACAAACACAAATCTTTGGTGTTAGCAGCGGATCTACGATAAGAGATGTCAATTGCGAAAGACTAAAGCTAGCCA